TAACTTCTGCAAGAGTGGCAACACCACTACCTGAAAATGTTGTTCCATTAAATGTCGTTGCGGTTAATTGTCCCGCAGTCGTATCTAAATAAACACCAGTATCGAACACTTGAGTCCCAGTATTTGTACTTGCCGATGTAGTGCCAGTTACATAAGCTTTTGTAGTAGTTGCCAAGGTGTTTGTAACTTTGGTATCTGTATTGTTATCTTGCTGGGTGAATGTGCCTGTTGTACCATCCATACAAGTATATGTAAATGTTGTTCCACTACGAGTAATGCCCTTAATTGCTTTTGCATCGTAATAAGATGGTTTGCTTGTTACGCCACTCCAAGTAACATTTGTTGCGGTAGTAGCCGTAGTAGCGTTGCCACTTAAAGCTCCTATAAATGTAGTTGCCGTTATGTTTGCTGGGAATGTTGCATTTTGAGAGGAATCATATGAATATATATGACCTGTTTTTGCCATAGTAGAAGGGTGAGACCAATAAGTATCACCGATACCTATAATATCTGAAACAGACAAAGCATTAGATGTTTGCTCGGAGTTAATTCCTGTAATGCCAAATGTTAATCTAAGCACTGCAATATTGCCTGTTTGATTACTTCCACCACCAAATGCAGCACTAATTGGTATCGAATTCCAACCACTCCAACCAGAAATTTGGTATGTACCAACAGTTGTAAATGTAGTTTCAGAACCTTTCATTGCCTTTTCAATAATTACATTGCTTCCTGTGGCATAACTGGTGGATATGTTAATAAGAAGTTTTTGCAATCTGGTATAAAGTCCCATATTAGTCGCATTAAGAGTAATTCTTAATTTGTCATTGACGGTAGTAGAAGTTGAACGAGCACCAATGTAATAGGTGTTGCCATTTCCACTAACTAAATTTATCTTAGCTGCATCCGTTGTGCTATATGCACTATATGTACTGCCATTTGTAGAATATTCAATAGTTATGCCATCAGGTTTTGCAAAGGCAAATCTGTTAGCACTATGCAGATTTGAACAAGCGGCGTCAAGAGGAGAGACGGAACCAGATAAATTTTTGCCACCCCAAGTTAAATATGCTTCTTTAAGATTTGTCACTGGTATTGTAATGTTGCTAGTACCATCAAAGCTTGTTGCCGTACCCGTAGCACCAGTACCTAAGGTAATCGTTCTTGCGGTCTGTAATTTAGTGGCAGTAGTAGCATTACCAGTACAACTTGCAGAACTTCCACTTGTATTTAGGTCGAGAGAGGTGCAAGCGACAGGTTTACCACCCGAAAAATAAACAGGCGTATTTGCATCGCCAGCCGTATTTGTATCTAATTTAACTGCGCTCGTAGCAGAACCACCCACACTAGACGAACCCGCATAACTGTGAGTATGTGAAGTAGGGGATTTGCCATCCAACTGTGTCTGCACATTGCTTGTTACACCATCAAGATATCCCAATTCTGTAGAAGTCACAGCCGAAACAGCAACCTTACCAGAACTATCCGACACCAAGGCTCTGCTTGCAGTCAGATTTGCGCTGGTAATAGTAGAAGCACCGCCACTAATCGTGGGTTGTTTTGCATCTAATGAAGTTTGTAAATTATCTATATTAGCAATCGTATGATTGTGAGAGTCGTCATTAACTGTAATAACACCACTTGAAATAGTAACATCGCCACCGCTTTTAACCAAACCTAAAGCAGAGCCAGCGGCACCATAAGTCGTGTTATTGTCTGTCGAAGAAATAATGATATTTCCGCTTGTATCCGTTGTAACGGTAGTAGCACCAGAACCGCTAATCTTATGAGTAGAAGTTACAGCACCATTTTCAATGCTATTTAAATATACATTGCCATTAGTCAAGGCAGTTGTGGTATTTGAAGTTGCACCAGTAGCACCAACCGTATTTTTACTTGCATAATGAGTATCGGTAAATACCGCATTGCTTGGAACAGATTTTCCTAATGTATATGTAGTAGCAACAGGAACACCATTTGCAAAATATACAGGTTGTGTAGCAGAGCCAGCATTCGTGTTTAATTTATTTGCACTTGTTGCCGCTCCACCAGATGAGGATGAACCAGCATATGAATGCGTATGACCACTCGATGCTTTACTATCTAACTGAGTTTGAACACTACTTGTCACACCGTCCATATAATTCAATTCGGTTGCAGTAGCGGTCAAATCAGAAATATTGGCGACGGTATGTGTGTGCGATTTTGCCGCCTTACCGTCCAACTGCGTTTGAATATTGCTAGTTACACCATCAACATAATTGATTTCTGTTGCTGTCGCAGTAACACCATCTAATTTATTTAACTCAGCGGCAGTTGCAGTAATTCCAAAACTGCCCAAAGTATAAGTTGTATCTTTTGCGGTGATAGTAATTTTATCATTGGTTGCATCAGGAGTGAGAGTAATGTTGTCACCCGCAACCAAAGTAAGAGTATCAGTTTTGATATCTGCTGTAATTGTTACATCGCCAACTTTGATATTGCTAAAAGCATTTTGATTAGCTTCGGCATTAACTGGAGCGTGAGTAGTTTGAGAGTGGGTATATGCCGTGTTCCAATCATTTCTTTCTGCGGAAGTGATATGCGAGGTAGTATTGCTTGTATGGGAATCCAAATCGGTTTTTGCCGCTCTCGAAGTGTCGGTAGGATGTTTGTGGTCAGAACGAGCGACAGTCGAAGCCGAACCTACCGAAGCAGTGCCATCCATAACGGGGTTTGTTGTAGAATAAGCAACATGAGTGCCGTGAGAGACATTTGCTTTACCATCTATTTGAGTTTGTAAATTGGTGACATCAGAAATGGCATGAGAATGTGAAGCATTAGCCTTTTTAGAAACGGCATTGTTCACATATGATTTAATTTCATCGACAAAGTTTTTTAAACTTATATCTGTAAAAATCTTTTTTGCCATTTTAAACCCTCCTTTCAAAGTTTTGTCTTTGTAATAAAAAGGGATAGCAAAGCTCTGCTATCCCTATAAAATTATTAAATATTTAAGATTATAATCTATCTAAACAAAGTGATTATAAATTATAAGTTATCGTACAATCACTTGATGCGCTACACATATAGTATCGTACAATCACTTGATACACTACACATATGGGCAGTACCAAAATCCAATGCATCAACATCGTCTCCAGACACAATAAGCGAACCAGAACTCAGCAATTCACAGACAATTATTGTACCTTTTGGCACCGAGAATATTTTCTCACTTCCTCTAAGTTGGTGTTGTTTTACTTCATATTCAATTGGGTCAGTGTACCAAACATTAATTTCCATATTTGATAATCCCACAGCATTTTTAGCTCGAATTGTAACTGTACAGGTGACATTATCAATCACCGCTGTACCAATCTTTTTTAATCCTGCTGACGAAGTGAAAGTCTTACCTGCCGCCACATCGGTTTCGGTTGCGTCTCCAAAACAGTTCTCTGTCAAAGGGGCTTGTAATAACATACTGCCGCTGGGCACACAAAATGATTTGTAGGCGTTTAAATGATTATATGGCATATATAAGGTGCCACTAGACGCATAGAAATCAGATGGATTTAAAGATAGATTGCCATTGGAAGGCGACATATTACCAATCACCTTTTCTCCGTTAACATAAGCTTCATAACCGTTGCTCATATAGTCCCCTATCACGGGCTTAGAAGTGGAGGTGTCAACCACCGTAGAGCTGCCACTAACTCCAAAAATATTTGCACCACTTTTAATATTAGCAGAATTCAAGTCTGTATCACCCTCGATAACAACACTTCCCAAGCCACCATATCCACTATCAGCAGTAATAGTTTGTTGTACACTGCTCGGTGTTACCGTCTTATTTTGCAAGTTGGGCTGCCTTGTGGCAACAACCTCATCAATTTTGGCAGGGAAGTCAGTGGGATTAATACCGCCGCTTGCTCTCACAATACGATTCGTATATATATACTGTTTAGCAACGCTGTCCCAAGTATATGTTCCATCAATCTGAGACTCAATCTTTCGCCATACATCATAAAACTCTTCGTCAACGAGACCAAGTCCTATATAAAAGAACGGTTCGTCAGTATCTGGCGTATCAGAATATCCATTAGGGTCTGTGTCGTATAAAACAGGAGTAATTCTACCTTCGTTGTCCAATAAGTAAGTATATGCAATAGGTATGTCACCACCCACATTGTCTGTAACTCCATCGTAATTTCCGTCATTATCCACAAACGCTCGATAATAGACCGTTACTGAATCTTGTACAAGTCTTCCGTTTGCGCCAATAACTTCAGGTTTAAATTCATACTTTGACATAGCCAGATATTTCCTGATTTTATCAGCACTCGCTTCAAGTGTTGCTCCTTGAATTAAATAGTCCATCATCACTCACCTCTACTTTCTTTGTAAGATTTATATGCTCTCGCTCTTTGTACATCTGTCAAAGTAAAAGAGCCATTTTCTATATAGCTATTAAATATGATTTCTTCATATTTATGTTTGTCGTCTAATTTGTCTGTCAACGCCTTTAATCGAGGCAAGTCATTGATGTCAAAGCCTATTGCCTCACAAAACTGAGGAATAAGAAATTTCCCAACCACCATACCAAGATTAGATTGAAGCGCATAGTCAATATACTTGTCCTTTGAGGGATGCTTTTTCATTTGAAATAAGCATTTACCTTGACCAGTAATTTGACGAATATGGTTAAATTCATTGGTTTCAATAATTTCTATTTCATCTATATCCTTACTGTTGAAGTCATCATAACAAGAGAAAAAATATTGTGAACCCATTAAAAATTTACTCATATTTATTCTCCTTTATTAAAACGAAGTTTCCTCTGCATTAGTTATGGATTGCCAAACAGCAACGCCGCCTACAACACGAAGGAACTTCCCTTCATCGGTGATATCGCAAGAGGGGAGGCTAGAACCACCTGTAGCATTGATTTTAACAACTTCATAAGGTTCGTTAACAACCTCAAAGGTTACATTATTTCCTGCAACAATAGGAACCATGTAACATCCTGTACCCGTATAGTTGTCGGCGGCAGCAATCTTATATGAATCCTGCCAACTAATACCACCTTCTTTGGCAGACAATCCACCAACATTTCCATTCCATAAATTGATTTCCTTTATCTTATCAATAGTTTTTTCATTAATCTCATTAACTGAAATTTGAGAACTCAAAAAGTCCTGAATTCTTGTGGTTGACACATTAATAACATTATCCGTTTCAGCGTTATATATCATTGCAAGTGTTACAGGATTAACACAGGTTACTTTATAAGTAGAACCGCCATAACTCTGCATTTGTATTAACAAATTATCAGTAAGATATCCTGTAAGCTGCACAAAATTAATAGCATTAATATCACCACCTGCTGCTTCAATAGCAGTAATGATATTTGACATTGTAGTAAAAGGGCTATCCGTGCTTACAACAACTTTTAAAATTGTATTATCAAACCGTCCGTTAACGGCTGCAAAGTCATTATCAACTTGTTCTGTATAAGAATTAAATTCAGTTTGAGAAGCAAATAAGGCTTTGCATTCCGTTAAAAATTCTCCAAGTCGTTCTAATGTCGCAACTTTCATTTTTGCCATATTTAACATCTCCTTTTTATTTATTTGTTTTATTCATTACAAAAGGTTAGAGACTCCTTAATAATAATTAAAGAGTCTCTATATATATTTAATTGTTATAAATTAAGCCTCAGTGTTAAAAAGTGCTGCGATTTCGCTCGTGGTAATTTCCTCGAAACCTTCGCCAATTTTACCTTCTAAAGCTGCGATTTTACCAGCATTAGCAGAAACCGATTCTTTAATGTCTGTTAATTCGGTATTTAACCCCTGAACCTCGGACATACCATGAGTGTGACCCACTGCACTCTTGCCGTCTAAAGCAGCCTGAAGTCCGTCAACATCATCAATAGCGTGACCGTGTTCAGCATCTGCTTTGCCAGTAGCAATTGTCTCAAGCGCCTTAATTGCTTCGCCTTCGCTAGCAATAAGGTCGCCAAGCTCTTTGAGAGTATCATATGCATCGCCAGCGCCATTAAGAAGTTCATTTTTAACAGCCGCCGCAGCGTTGTCCGCATATAATTTAGCAGCAATAAGTTTAGCCGAAGCATTGTCTTGAGTTTCATAAGTACCTGAAATGCTGTTACCATTACCATCGTTTGTAGCATTTGTTGCAACACTGGCTTTGCCTACTGTGATAAGACCATTCTCAAGACCCGTTCTCACGTTGCTAAACTGAGTATCAATCTCGCTCTCTGTATAATAAACATCATCATGATTGTGAGAAGCCTCAGCCTTGCCACCAAGAGCGCCCTGTACCTCGCTGACAACAGCCTCAACTTTATCAATCTCGTCATTAGTATATTTCTGAGCTTCAGCAAGTACAACAGCATCCTTATTAGCAGAATCAGTAACGATACCGTCTACTCTTGTTGAAAGAGCATTGATTGAATTACGGATATCGCTGTGAGCCTCAGTAGAAGCGTTGTGAACACCAATCTGGCTTGCAACCGCCGAATCGGCATATGTGTTCGCAGAGGCAAGTGTAGTAGCGTCATCGGCAGCAATCTTGTCTTTAATCAAGGCATCATACTCGGCAAGTCTCTCAAGAGACAAATATTTTTTAGTTGCCATTTTTATGTTCTCCTTTTTTAAAATAGTATAATATTAAAATGTTTTTAAAAAGGATAGTGAGTTGCCCCACTATCCTGTTAGTTTGTTTTATTGTTTAAAATCCACATTTTAAGTGGTAGTATTAGAGTGCTACCTGACCGTCAGAACACTGTACATAGGTGGCGGGAATTTTAATAGAATAATCTCCATCGTCATTCCAATGCGTGCCCTTTTCAATAGCATTCCATTGTGCAACTGTGCCATCATAGGTGATATTGGTTAAGTTAGAGCAGGCATAGAACGCTGTCTTGCCAATGCTTGTTACACCATTACCAATAGTAACAGAAGCAAGACTATCGCAAGAAGCGAAAGCAGAATTACCAATGTTTGTTACACCACTACCAATAGTAACAGAAGCAAGATTATCGCAATGATAGAATGCAAAAGGATTAATATAGATTACACTATCGGGGATTTCAATGCTTGTAAGCAAGGTGCAATAAGAGAACATATCATACCCAATGCTTGTTACACCATCGGAAATCACCACGCTTGTAAGTGAGGAACAACGATTGAACACATGCTCACCAATGCTTGTTACACTGCCTGGAATCACTATACTTGTAAGTGAACTGCAGTCATCGAACGCAAAACTACCAATACTTGTAACATTGTCCCCGATTACTACACTTGTAAGCGAGGAGCAACTTGCGAAGGTATTATCACCAATAGAGGTTACACTATCACCAATTACTACGTTTTCAATCCCGTAACAGCCAGAGAATGCTCCAGAGCCGATGCTGGTTATGCCAGCACCAATAACTGCAGATGTAAGCGAGTTGCAACCAGAGAACGCATAATCACCAATACTGGTTACACTGTCAGGAATTTTGGGAACAATACAAATATGGCGATTGCTTCTGAACATATCATCAGCCAACTTCACAGTATCAATACCATTAATACCAGTCTTAATGGCACCATACTCAGCCTTGGTTTTGTCAATGACTTTTACTTCGTAGCCACCAAGGTCTTCTTTATAGGTATAAAGATATTCATCGTCAGCCACCACAGATGTATCACCTAACACAAAAGCCGTGGAAATTTCTGTACAGAAAATCTCCATACCATTAGCAGAAATTGTGCTATGCAATGTGCCAAGAGAGTTTGTGGACACAAGTGTATTTTCAGAAATTTCATATGTTCCAGTTTCTACACCACCGTCCTCAGTGATTGAATCAAAAGTGCCATCATCACGCACGAAGAATGTTACTTTTGTACCTAACATAGCCACATATGCTGTATAAGGTTGATTATAATAGAAGCCATACTCATTTAAATCAGGAGCCTTAACACTAAATCCACCCTTAACAGACTTACTCTCAGAAGCAACTGCAACCTCATAACTACCCACATTAAGAGTCTTCAAATAGTCAATGGGGAATGTAACAATAGTGCTACCTTCCTCAAGAGTGTAGTTAGAAGGGTCTACTGTTACGCCGTTAATCTGGATTTCCTGAAGTTCATTAAGAGGAGCAGTAGAACGGAAGGAAAGTGCGGTAGGTGCAAGAGTGTAGAACTCGGCACCGTCACCCTCAAGGCGTTCTTCTTCGGGAGTAGAACCGCCACTCAAGTTGCCAAAAGCAGTCTCAAGTTCGGTAACTGCCCCAGAAACCTTGGTAGAATCAACACCATACTCAACACCATTTACCTTAACCTTGTGACCACTACCTGCGATTGTTCCAAGGTGGGAAACAAAGTCGGTAGTTGCCATTGACAATTTGGTGGAGTCAATATTATAAGTGACACCACCAAGATTAATTGTTGCACCAGAGCCATTCATAACTGTGGAGAGATGGGATTCTAATTCAGCGGTAGCGGCGGAAAGTACAGATTCATCAATAGAATAGTTCTTATCATTAAAAATAATGTTAGTTTTTCCCATTTAATTTCTCCTTATATTTTTTATAATTATTATATTTAAATATAAGTTTATAATAGAGGAGACCTCAATTGAGAGGTCTCCAATGTTTTTGTATATATTTATTAGTTATCTTGCCTAAAAATTAAGCAAAAAGATTATTTATATCTTCCTGAGAGCACTCAACGAAGTTATTGTGCCAAGTCTCAAGAGTTGCAACTCTGCCATCCATTGTGGTATTAAGACCATCAGCATAAGACTTAGCATTGCCCTCAGCGGCATCCCAAGCAGTTACCTTAGCAGAAGTAATGCCCTGAAGTACATCATAGTTAGAGTGTGCGTGAGCCTGTGCACGAGCTGCATCCCACTTAGCCTTGTCTTCAGCAGTAACGTGGATATCACCATTACCAGTGTGAGTATCGAGAGCGGTCTGAACAGCGGTAGCAGCCTTCTGAGCCTCGGCAAGAACAACGGCGTCCTTGTTAGAAGCATCGGTCTTGGCAGCTTCGATAGCGGCGTTAAGCTCAGCGTCAGTTGCATAGGTGTCGTTCAACTGAGCAACATCGTCAGCAACTACCTTGATAGCGGCATCAATCTGAGAATTGGTGTAGTCACCAGCGTGAGCATCCTTATACTCGGTAAGAGAATCGGAAACAGCCTGAACCTCAGTCTTAGTAGCGTAAGTTGCAGAAGCGGTTTCGAGTGTGCCTACACGACCTGCAAGAGTTGCAAGGTCAGCAGCCTTAGCATAATCGCCAATGTTCAGAGCGGCAATAGCGGCTTCAACATAAGCCTTAACAGTTGCATATTCCTTGGTTTCTTCACCGTCAACATAAGTGCCAAGAACAACCTTGTTCTGAAGAGCAACAATTGCTTCGTTCATAGCCGCAGCATCATCGGGATGGCTCTGAATCCAAGCAGCAATCTCTCCAAGAGTATCAAGAGACTCAGCGGCACCGTCAGCTACCAACTGTGCAGCAAGCTCTTCGGCAGCAATAGCACGAACAGACTTGTTAGCATCGGAACCAACAAGAGTATCTACCTTGCCAGAAACGGCATCAATTTTACCCTGAATTTCAGAATCGTTATAAGCATTCTCCTGAATATTGGCGATGATGCCCATAACGGTAGAACCTTCAGGAACAGTGCCAACCTTACCAGCAAGGGTGTCTACAGCGGTCTGTACCTTACCAACTTCTGTATTGGTGTGACCCTTTGCCTGTGCAAGAATACCAGTATCTACATGGTTGATAGCATCAATAGCCTGTGCATTTGCATTAGCAGTAGCCTGTGCCGCCTCACCAGCAGCCTTAGCATCTGCAATAGCGTCATTCTTAGCGTCTGCATAACCCTGAGCCTCAGCCTTGGTAGCATAGTCACCAACATTCTGCTTTTTAGCAAGCTCAGCAACTACATCTGCAAAGCTATCAACATTAGCGTCATCCTTAATTGCAGCAATTGCATCGGCATTTACCTTAACCGCACCTGTACCAGTGGTAAGAGCAGTTATCTGACCATCAGTATAAGTCTTGGCTTCAGAAATTGCCTCAGACTTTGCGGTTGCGGCTGAGCCAGTAGCATCGTAATTAGAAGCAAGACCCTCAGCATAAGACTTCGCAGAAGCAAGAACAGCGTCATCATCAGCCTTAATCTTAGCCTTAATCTTCTCATCATAAAGAGAAAGTTTATCTAAAGAAACATACTTTTTTGTATTCGCCATAATCATAATCTCCTTTAAAATAAAAAATTTTTAAAAATTAAAATATATTTTTTAACATCAAATATTACACACCATATAAAACTCTCATTTTAATGTATACTAAAATAGTATACTTTTAATGTATACTAAAATGGTATATATTTAAGAGTTAACTTTGAATAAACTCAGTATATCGTTATCCGATACTTCTTGAGTCTTATCTGCAACAACCACATAACAGCCCAATTCTTCATTCCATACAGAAATGTTTTCAGAACCTTCAGCAGTGTTTGCATAAATTTTATTTGCCTGTCCTAACTCTGGCAACTCCACTCCGATATATATAACTTCGGTAGGCTTCTCAGTAATCTGAGTCCAGCCATCTTTATAGAACCAAAGACATCCACTTGAAATTACGAAGTAATATCCAGAAAGGGGAGAGTCTAAAGTTAATCTCTCAGCTTCCGTACTTAATTCAACGATTTGGTTATAAAAAACTCTTTTGCCTTTAAAATCAAAAGCTATACGCCCTAAATCTTGGACAAAAATTAATTGATTATCCTTTATAACCAAATCTTTTATTCTGGAGGATGTAGTTGCAATTAAGACAAGACCGTTTTTGGTAGTAGTTGTGTCTGCCATATTACACCTCCATCATTAGGACTATTAGAATTCAATAACTTCAACTACAGTTGCCGCTGCAACCTTTTCGTCAACCATCGTCTCAATATCACTCATCATACTGCCTACATAATAAGGCTCAATTGTAGAATGACAATTCTCGTTTGACAAATTAATTCTAATACTATCAGATGCAATCATAACTCCATTAGCGTCAAACCAGTCGATTTGATAATCCCATCCAATATAGTGATTCTTACGGCTATTCGCACCGTGGTAAGTCCAAGTGTCAGTCGCTGCATCATATTTGGCAAGTGCCAACCAAGTGGGTTGATATCTACGACCATATTCATCGGTTTTGAGGTCAGTCAGAATTTCTTCATCAGTCTGACCACCCAAATGTTCAATGTAACCAACTACATCGTCATTATAAACATAGGTCTTAAATGTCATATAATAACTGTTGGGGTCGCCACCATTACCAACTGCCTGTTTTGTCCAAACAGAATTTTCAGGACACATTACTCTAATTTCTTTCTCGCCATAGTTGACGAGAGCACCTTCAGGAGTAGAAGTAACTTCATACTTCTTAACTAAATGTTCATTGATTGCAGCTTCAACTTTGCCGTCTGTATAAGACTTTGCTGTAGCTACGCTGTCCGACGCTGCTTTGTCAATCTTTGCATTAACCTCAGTGGTATCGGCTTTTGTCGCAATTTCAGCTTCGAGTTCTGCTTCGACCTTAGCCAAATCTGGTCTATGGTCAACTATAACAGTATTACCCTGCGAATCGAGCCATCCAACCTTGGGGGCGGTGTCACCGTCAAGAAATAAAATATCAAAAGCGTCAATTTTATTTTCTTGTTTGGCATTCTCTATGCCCGAAGATTGTCCAAAGGCGTGTCGTGCTTTTTTTTCAGCCATTTCCTTATTCCTCCTTTTTTAAATATTTTTTTATATATATAAAAACTCTAATAAAATATTAGAGTACTTTATTTAACTTCCAAAATATACATTTTTTCTTCTTCGGTAATCTTTCCACCTACATATAATTCAACAATTTTTTCTTCTGTCACTTTCCCATCTTTGTACAAACGCTTTATAGATTCAACAAACTGATTCATTTTTTAATCACCTCAATAAATTTTTTATTATTATATTGTGTTATATGTAAATTTAAAAACATAACCCTTAAAACTATCTCTTATTCCGTGACAGTTGTCAGATATGCCATGTATATTAAATTTTCCATTATACATTTTAGACATTTGTTTAGAACATTCTTGAATACCGTTAAATATATACAATAAATTATTGTTGTTATCATATACACTAACTTTTTTGGGAACAGCCAATTTTTCAACAACACGATAAGAACACCATCCAAATGCAGTACCTTGACGAAGATATTTCCTTATTGTATCTGCACTAATATTATAAACTTGGCAAATTTCACAATATTTATTTGGCATTGTTTTTTCTGCATATAAACATATCTCTTTAGCTAAATTTGTAGTAGCGTCTGCATTACATTTATCCCAATCTATTTTACTTATATCAAATAAATTAGCCAACAAACTATTTTTAATTTGACCCAATAAATAATCTTTGTTTGATTTTTGCGCATCAATTCGAATTAAAATATAGCCATTATATTCGGCAAGCATCGCTTTTTCTTTGTCTCTTTTTTGAACTTCGGCAAGTGTCATTTCAAAATTTGAAGACTTTTTGAAATGTTGTTGTCCATCAATTTCAATCAAGTATTTACAACCCTTATATTCAAAGTGACAATCATAAAAATATTTTTTTGCCCAGTTTGGTGAATATTCAAATATCATGTTATCAACATTTAATTGACGCATAAAACTTCGTATAAATTTATTTGGGTATGAAACACCATCACCACAACACGGACATCCAAATCCTTGTCTTGCCAAAACTTCTATTTTTAATTCTTTTTCAAAGCCACAATCAGGACAAACAAATGTTAATTTATCGGTCATTCCATGACCATATTTCAAAGCATCATTTTTATCCTTAAAATATTTTATTAAATCTGGTCTGGTAGTCGCAACATCATTGAAACCTTCAATGATAGTTCTATTAATACAAACCGAACATTTACATTGTTTGTTCTTAATATAAGGATAGGTTAACATTTTATCAAAATATTGGCGACAGTCCATACAATAAACTTTCACCCAAGTATTTAATTTTATATGTTCGTCAACTAATTTTAATCTAGGGTTTAATTCATCAAACCTTTGTCTAAGTTCTTCCGACGATATTCTTTGTTGGCTATGTTTTTCCTTCGTACACATAGGGCAGCCGCCCTTTCCTTGCATCAAAGATTGTGAAACTGCTTCAAACTCAATATCGTGCCTCAAGCATTTGCACAATATTTTGCAGCCTTGTTTTGTATACTCACCCAATACTTCAATATGAGGATTTTTAAGCGTTACCATTTCTTTAAATTCTATAGTAGTATAAGAATTATAACGCCTTTTCTCTTTTTTACACTCAGGGCAACCATTTCTTCTTAGAGCATTTTTTAAAGTTTGACAATATTCAACATCGTGTTTTTGACAATAAAATTTTAATGCCGAATCTTCATTAATATATTCTGTTGACATCAACAACGTATTAAAATTATAACTATTTATTTTATCTATATATTTTTGTGGTATTATTTTAACTTTACTCATATTCTCTTTACCTCCTCAAAACTACGAAGAACGAATGTTATCAACCCATTCTTTTAATAGTTGGTTAAAATGTTCATTTCTTTCATAAACCCAAAATTGTTTAAGGGTTTTAGGATGTAGCCCATAAATCAAATTATGCTCTCCATTTCTTTCAAAAAATTTTTTTTGTTTTATGTCATAACATGTATAAATACAAACCATATAACCTCCAAATTTCATATAACCTTAATATTTAATAACTTATATAATGTGATTTTCTATCATGTACAATACCATTTCATCGACGATAGCCTCGGGCGTTTTCATGTTAAGAACCCTGAGTTGCTTGAATTCAAATTCATCTATTTCAATAAGTTCAACTTCCTCGTACTTATCAATGGGTAATCTATACAGGGTTTCTGTATACCAAATGTTTTTTCTATCAGAAGAAAAGAATGCTTGCGCCTTTGATTTATCACACAACACCATACGATTGTGTTTAGGCTGATATCTCAAATAAACTAATTTATCTAAGACATCAATTACTTTATTATTTTTAATAACTTTATAAAACATTTCTTTACCTCACAATAAAAGAGGGCGGGGAAGACCCCAACCCTCTATAATTTAAAACGAATTTAGAATGAAATCTCAATCAATATACCATGATTAGTATTTGTTCCAGTAACTTGCTGAGGACTACCATTCTTGTCAATGCTATAACAATAACGGCTTGTTGCCCAAGCGCTGTTAATAGCAGGTGAACGCAACCAATAAGATTCGCCACCGTCAGTCAAGTCGGCGCCATCAAAATCACGAACTCTATCACTATTATTCGTCAAGAATTCAATAGTGTTTGCAAATTCGTAAAGCTCACCCTTATATTCAGCACTCGCATTATCATCTACATCATACAAAGCAGGAATGTTAATATAACATCCGCACGAATCTGTAGCAGCCGAATTGTCACCAATGGTAGATTTAACAGAAACCTTTTTGAGTAAGGCTTTAATCTGATAAGGAATTGCATTGTAGAATCTACTATTCAAGAAGCCGTTCAACTCACAATCCTTCCAACCACCAGCATTATCGTTGCTCTTGTCATTATACCTACCCTTAACACTCAAAAGATGAGTCGCCAAAAGGCTCATCATACTTTCCTTACTAGGGTCGTCATGTAACTGATAACGATGGAATCCACTGGTTTCAAGAGTGATTTTTTCGTGAGTCCAACTAGCAAGATTTCTACAAATATTTTCACCTAAATCTTTATACCAAATCTTACACCAATTAATCTCACCAACCGCATAGTTACCGAATCTTCCATTGTCCGCCTTTGCTGCGCCAAATACCAAAGTAGCAACATCAGACTGAGTTGCAATATCTCTTGCAATAGTATAGGTTTTAATATTGGTAGAATTCAAGTTAGAGGTGTAAATATAAAGATTGTTATCGCCCTTCTTATGTCTAATTACAAGCATTTCACGATTATCTGTAGCAGAAGGAGATACGGTTGCACCATCAGTTGCAGTTGTTACACCTCCCCAAGCAAGTACTGGGGAAGATACATAACTCAATTTAAAGCCGTTTGTACCTTGAGTCTGATAACACTGCATTAATGTAGCATTATTAACGCCAGACAAAGGTGTTGACATCTTGTAATCAAGTGCAAGCACAAAATCTTTATCCTTATCGAATAATGTAATACCAGTATCATAATGGTCGTTTGTGGCACCACTAAATATTCTCTTTGTAGGAATAACCACTTCTGAATCAATGTCATCGTAGTCAATGTCATAACCCATAGTGAATGCATAATCATCGCCAGTCTCAATGCTCATACCATAGTCACTAAGTTCCTTGTCAACAGGCTCAGTTAATTTGGTTAATGCATAAATTTCAACAGGGGAGAGACTTGATAATTCTCTGCCATTGAAAAGACCAGATGTATATCTACAAATATCAAATATAGCGGTTACAGTTTTATCGCCATCAACGAAGCCACTTTTGTCCCAACGATTAAAGAGGTAATATGTCCAACCATTTTCACCTTCTTTAAGGTCATAAGTAGGGATAGCCTTGGTGTAAGGAACATTTGTACCGTATTCACCAACAGTCTCTTGAAGCACCGTTTCTTTACCACTCTCAGATACAACATATTTGATTGTATATTTTCTAATGGTTTCAGAATATTGAGCAGTAATCGTCTTTGCACCCCATATCTGACCCGTCAAAGAATCGTTCCAACCAGCATAAGCAAAGTCTGTGCTAACAGTACTTTCTCTTGTAGGAGTAGAAATATCACCATTCTCTACGGGGTCTATAGCATATCCACCCTCATCAACATATTGGGTATATAATGGCGTTCCGTCATAGTTTACAAATGTAACAGGATGTTGAAGTATTAAACCGCCTTCATCATAAGTGATGTCTAAGTCAGACCACGCCTTTTGATAATCTTCGAATTGTTTTTGTTTAATGGTAGGAACATGAACTGCGCCCGTTAATACAGATTGGTCAATGTTACCACCATCATTTGTTACACCAGCCAAATTATAAAGTCTTTCTAATAGACTGGTATCATCCAATGTCCAATTAATACCAGTCAATCTTACTTGACGCAAGTTAGGACTATTATTAATTAAGCGAATCAAATCAAGTTCTGAATTTTCAGCAACCAAACGAGATAAACTGTAATAAGAAGAGGATTTAAATCCATCATCTGTTAAGTAGTTCAAGTTCTTCATCTGCAAAGCGCCAACATCAGGAATTTCAGCAATTCTAATATTGCCACCGTCTGCAAAGATAACGCCACTAGTACCAGAGCCAAATGCATACAACTCTTCAAGGTTCTTTAATCCAGACAAATCAAGGGAATGAGTTAATCCAGACATATTTTGTATATCAAGTTTATTCAACAATTCATTAGAACCAAGTCCAAGTGTCATAACATTTGTATTATTATAACCTGCGGTACTATTACCAAGGATTAACTCAGTGATTTTAGTAGCATTAGCAAATGTACCATTAGTAAGATAACAAGCCGATAAATCACCAATGTCTTTCATGCAAGATGCGCTATAAATCTCAATAATATCCGCAAGGTCTGCATTATACTCAAAAGTATATGTTTCATTCGGCTTGAGCCTATACTTGTAAGGGCGTAAATCAGTATTGTATTTTACGCTGGCATAAATGTGCGAGAAGGCAGTTAAAGTTATATCAAAGTTCGGTTCAACAACCAAAGCAGTATTAGGCACAGAACAACGCAAAATAATATCGTCGGCAGAAGCAACGGTTCCGCCAAATTTAGAGGACATATATTTCTCTTGACTTCTTTCAAACTGAGAGCGCTGCGTCTTTTTGCGACCATTAGCTCTTTCAGTTAAGAACTCAGGATATGCTTTGCCATTTATAAAAGATTCGGTATAAGTCCTGATATACTTCCTTTGAATGTCTAAGCGCCAAAGTTCTTCGGGGAACTGAGCTTGCCAATCATTCCATTGGTTGATAAGAGAAGTTGCGCTCCAACAACCAGAAGATTCAAGTGTTGTATAAAGGTCACACAATTCTTCATCAAAGAGTTTTCTTAAACGCAAGAAGAATACATGATTAGGAGCATTCCAAACCCAGTCTTTAGTACCATCAACATAATCAATTTCTTCATAACCATAACGATAAGTCATACGACCATAGTTATCAATTCCAAGGCAGGTGTCGTTATCGTAATCGAAACATAAGTCCCATTTACGAATTGGATTACCTTCAGAATCGAGGTCATTTGATTTACCATAGTGCCAGAACGAGTTCTTCGAGAAATTATCTGTAAGAGTATATCTCAAAACAAACAAATAATAATACATCACAGAATTAAGAACACACCAATCTCCTAAATGCTCTTTGAATTCTTCGTCGGTAGAAGTAACTACAAACTCATAGAAGTCCTTCCACTTTTGCTCAACATACGCCTTTACCTCGGCATTTTCTTCATCAGTGCCATCTTCATAGATATATCTCCAGCCATAAGTATCAGCAAGACCATTATCTTTGTCTGCCGCCTTCGACTCATCAAACTTATCAGCATATAGACTATCATAGGCAGAGTTGCCAACAGTCCATTCAGATGGGTTAATAGGATATATAGGAGCGCCATTTATATCTACTTTGCCAGTAGGCATTGTGGAATTTGGAAGCGTGTTGTCCATAACTTCAAGAATACATTCATAAGGGTCAGAGGGGTCTGTGAGTCTCGAAGAATCTGTCTTTTTGCTATCTCCAATATTACCGATTGCGTAAAAATGCCAATTATTATCATTAAATTCTCTGTGATTAATATAATTACCTTGACCATCTATAACCGTATCACTTTCTTTTACAAAAATAACACAGTTTTGGAATTCCATTGTGTCTTTAATATAGGGAATAATAGATGCGTCTTCTCGTACAAAAGGACGATTATAAGGGTTATACTGATTATATCTCTTTTGCATCAATGCATTGTTTGCATTTTCAGAAGAAGCGATATTTACTTTTACATTAAAATAATTAACTGGTATAGATTCTCTCGTAAGAGAAACCTTGTTAACTCGTGAGCCATCTCCAAGAACAATATAAGGCGCATTGCCATAATCCTTATAGGGTTTTAAAATTAAATCCAAGTTTCTGCCAGCGGCACCATAGTTATTGGAAGAGGTGCCCTGTCCGCTGTGAACGACATCATAAGCCACCCAGTTATCATAAATAGGGTCGCCACCTTTATAAACACATTCGACAATGGACTGTCTATTGGCATCATAAACCTTATCATCTTTGTCATTAGTAAACCACGGAACCTCAAGCTTGATAATTCTTAATTGAGGACACATTTCAGCGAGATAATCAGGGTCTAAAATGCCTTCTTTATAAATCTGATTTCGGTCATAACGCTCAATCATCTCTTCGGCACTACGAGCATCAGCAATAAAGTTATTTAATATGTCCTTGTCAGACAAGGATTTATTATAAACTTTAAATCTATAAATATATAAATCGCACTCATCAGAACCAAGGGTGATAGTTTTTCTATATCCTTGATATTGCTGGAAATCATGCGTGTCATCGTAAACTAAAGGTCTGGTAGAAACACCATCCTCGTATCCCATTACCATTGAAGGTGCTTCACTGCTAGGAGTAATATTAAACTCAAATTCAACAATTTCTTCTTCGGCATAAGGGAGAGGGAGACTATCGGTTTTTGCATAGATAGTGGCTTCGTGCGCTTTCATTTCTAAGCCGATTTTATCTGTACCAATAGTATCACTTACACAAGACAAGAATACGGTTTCACCATTAGCAACATTCTTGGTCTTGAAAATTAATTTGGCTTGTTTGCCGTTTGCCTTAGCATCATCACCAAACAATTCATAGTTAATTTCGGCAGATGTGCCAGCCTTAATACAGAAACACTGGTCGCCATTTTCATCGTACTGATAACCACCATTAACCCAGTCAAAGCCGTCGGAAACTGTCATAGCAATATTTCCATTAGACCACAATCTATTTGTGTCATCATTAGAATAACCAACGGGGTTAAAGTCAAACACTAATCCAGCAGTAATGGGGGAAATATCAATACCAAGTTCTACAACTGTAGCGGTTAAAGTCTTTACAACATCGCCACAAGTAATAGTCAGTGTATGTTCACCAAGTACATCTGTCTTATACTGCCAAATAGCAGTATTTGAAGACATCACAATATTAGAGTTATATTCTTCAACGATTTCACCATCACCATCCACATAAGTAGATTTCAAAGAAACACTTGGCGTTTCAGTAGATGGGTCATAAACCGTATAATTGATATTAATTGCTTCATACTGACGAACTGTAAATTCTTGCTGTGTACAACCAATTACAGGCACATCGGATGTTGCATCATACCAAATAATGTCTTTAACTATATGATTAGATTCAACCGTCTTGCCATTAACATCAGCGGTCATATAAATTTCAAACAAGTGCGTTCCGTGGGCATGAGAGGGGATTACAAAAGAATCCGACAAACCAGCCGCCGCCGCTGAACTTGTTTTGCTATCAATTTCTTCACCATCAAGACAGAAATGAATAGTTTTATTAACACCACCATAAGGGGTGAAAGTAAAGGTAACTGGTTCGTTAGCAATATTTGCCTTTGTATCGTCAAATGTCGATTCTAATCTAACATCAACAACTTTGACAGTCCACGCCTTAGTAGCAACAGCACCAGTAGCGTGTGTAATCGTCAGCATAACTTTGTTATCACCAACAGTAACATAATCTGTCAAATCAAACTCACATTCACCAGTAGAAACCTCTTCGGTTGCAACAATACGATTTCCAACTTTCCAAGAAGCAACACCGTCAAGGTTTGTATCACCAGCAGAGTCTTCGCCAGAGAAATTATATTTAACAATGACTTGTTCATCAACAGTGGAAACAAGAGGAGTGGCATAACCCTCGACATAGGCGATACGCAAAACAACGCTACCAGCGCCACCGCCGCCACCGCCAGCAATTTGGAAGCGGTCTTGAACCTCACGAACTCCATTTTCTGTCTTCCACAAGGTAAACATATACTCGGCAGTACTGCCATCGTCTAATTCTACATCGCCATATGTGGCGTCATATGTTACACGAGGGGATTTATCAATGGATTCAAGGGTTTGGTTGATTGTAGTAATAGCCGCATTAATAGGAGTGCTGCTTTCATTAACCTTGTTGTCTACATAATTCTCTGTAGCATAACCAGTCAAATCGACAGTAACATTTTTTAACTTATCATCAATTTCTGTTTGATTATAAGTTTCATCTTTTGTATAATAATTCTTTAACTGTTCCGATACATCAACATCGCCAACCTTTTTATCTACATAATCAACAACATTTGTAATAGGGTTGCCTTCGTCATCTGCACCTAAATCACCAATCTGTGCTGAAACATCAACCTCTGCAACCTTCTTGTTAACATATTCAACAACATCTTTGCTTTCGCCAATATCGCCAACCAATGCTTCAACATCTTTTGTCTTTGCATAACTTGCCAACTGTTCTGTTACATCAACGCCTCTAATTGCTTCATCAACATAATCTGTCGTAGCGTAATCTTTTAAAGCAAGATTAACAACTTCGGTGGCAGCAGTAGATGCAGTTTCTGCGTATCCCTTTGCGTCCTCGGCATATTCCTTAGATTCTGCCGCAGCCATTTCAGCGGCAGCAACTTGTTCGCCAACGGCAACATTTTTAATCTCGTCTGCAACTCTTTCGGCTACACTTGTAACAAGTTCTTGCATCCAAGAATCGTCTATTTCATTAACAATATTGTCACAAAGTGATTCAAGCACATTCAAATTTTCATTGGGCTTAGTTTTCCAAACATAAGATTTAGATTCGCCGTCGGAGCCAGTTACAGAGCCATAGGCATGGATTTCAAATTTTAACTTGCCAGCATCAACGGTAGCACCAGCATCAACAAGCCAACCAAACCTAATTTTTTTATTATTAAAAGTCACATTAACAGGCTTAGAGTGCCCGTGTCTGCCACCCTTGGTTTCATAACAAATAGAAATTTCGGTATTAACCAAGTCAAAACCATCATACTTTCTGGACATTTCAAATGGAATATACTGAGAATTTTCTTCTTGAGTAATATTGAACTGATTCTCGTTTAAAGTAATATCTTTCTTTTCGTTAATAATAGATATATTATCATCGGAGAAAGCGTTGTAACGGACATATCCAGTATGCTCTATCCAATTTCCATCATCGCCAGAATAAGCAGCCATTATAGGCATTTCATCAAGTGTCATAATTGAAGGACTATCTATACTTATATCAGCTACGCTCATTACAGCAGGTGCTACAATATTTTCATTTTTTGTAGTCGCTATATTGTTCGCAGCATTTTGTTTAAGAGAGTCTTCGAACGATAAACTCATAAATCATCCTCCTTTCAATTAATTTATATTTTTCTTTTAAAATTCCACGACATTATATTCGTCGTTATCAATAGGGGTGTTGCCACCCGAAATGCTATTAAAGTCAACAACAGGCACACCATCGTCTAACGATGCACCACCTGTCTTCAATGTTATCTTGTTGCCAATCTCTTTACCATTAGATGTAAGTTGTAGTTCGTTTGTATCTGTATTGTATTTAATATTATCAGCTTTTGTATCAGCAACAATCTGATTCATTTCGTCCATCGCTCTGATTTGTGCATCAAGTTTGATAAGCCTCTCATCAATAGCAGAAAGTGCTGAGTCGGGTATAATATCAGACCACGCCGCTATTGGTACAATATTAATTTTAGTTGTAGATGTTTTACGGACATGTTGGATATCTTTTCCATATACATCCAATTCCGTTTTCACAAATGTTAACTGAATCTCGATTTCTCCCGCTTCAGATGTAAGATTTGTGTTAAATGGTAATAAGTATCTTAAATGGTCTTGATACATTTCGTTTGACAATTTAAGTATTTCTGTACAATATTTTTTGCTACAAGGCAAAACATATTCCAATTGAACTGTGTATTCAGACATATCGTACTCATTATAAAATTGTGGTACTAAAAATTGTAGATTGTCCACCAACTTACTGCGCTGCATAATTCGTTCACGCTTAGTAGTCATTAAAGAATTGTCGTCACAAATTAAAATCGTATACATATATATCACCTCCGCTTAAAAGAATCTATGATGCTATTTCAACATCTTCATAGTATTTCCATATGTATCCACCAGTCTTTTTGCGTTCTCCGTTGCAACACCTTAATATACTTTGATAACAAGCATTTATTTGTAACGAAGCTTCTTTTGCGCTATCAAATACACAAATAAGTTCACCTGATAACGAAAGTTGAGCAACTGGTCTTCCTTTTTTACTTTTATTTAATAATATAACTTCTTCTTTAGTAAGTTTGTCTTCATAATACTTCCAAATAAACCCACCAGCAGTCTTACGGTCTCCCTTGCAACATATATATACGGAACGGTTGCTAAGACCACATTCTCTTTCGGCTTCACTAATACAATCCCAAATTTTTATAAGATTGCCATCTAAATCATATTGAGCAACTTTTCTCGCATTAGGGTTCTTTACTCCAACCAACAAGCCCTTGTGTGATTCACTTGATTTTTTCTTCGTTTCTTCAGACATATGTTTGCCATACAAAGGGTGTTTTTCTCCTTTGACAGCATCTCCAATTTTTCTTTTGGTTTCTTCTGAAAGAATCTTTCCTTGATGAGACTCGCTTAGTTTTTTTCTGGTTTCTTCTGAATGATGTTTCCCATACATATAACTATTTTCACCTTTAAGAGATTCGCTGATTTTTCTTTTGACTTCTTCTGCAACCGTCATACCCTTATGCGCTTCGCTTAATTTTCTTCTATGTTCTTTGCTAAATTTTTTCCCGAAAAAATGATTTTTATCGCCCTTATTCGATTCACTTATTTTCTTTCGTGTTTCTTCGGATAGTGCACCATTGCTACCACCGTCTTTGCAATTGTACCCAAACTTAGAATTCTTGGTGTCTAATTTTTCTATGAGCAATTTTTCGAAATTATCCGCTTCTTCTTTTGTTAAATTAGAGGCAACAATTTCATGTTCAAAATTATCCCAATCATATTTAAGAATTGCACGAGCAAATGCTGAATGTATATATTTATCATTTTTCTTTTCTAAATATCTTCTTCCGTTCTCGCCCCATCTTTTCTTCAAGCTCTGACCCGTCTGCCCAACATACATTTTGCCGCTAGGAGAGGTATGAACATAAACGCAATAATTACCGTTTTCAATCACATTACTCATAATTATTGCCTTTCTTTATATACCTAAATAACTTTTCATTTCATCAACGGTGACTCTATCCTCAATAGAAATAGCACCTATATTTTCAACGGTAATATCAACATTACCTTTCCTATAAACGGTCTCTTTTCCGCCCTTAACGCCAGTTACAGTGGTTCCCGCTAAACAATCCCAAACACCGTCTGCAGTAAAATAAACATTAGTTCCAGCATCATATTCCACACCTGCGCCCATTCTAAATGACCCATCGGTTGTAAAATTATTGCTGATATTATACAAATAACCAGTACCAACGGCACCGTTTTCTTTCAATATAGCCAACTCTTCAAAAGTGATTGTGCCCATTGGCAAGAAAGCTCCGTTTAAACTATTGGTTATTGCTTCTGCTTGACGATAATAATTATACGCCTCTGTTGCGCTTGCATTTGCAGAAGTCGCACTACCAGCAGCAGAGTTCATACTTTGTTGTGCGTTTACAGAATATCCCTCAGCAGCATTTTCGCTTGCTTCCGCACTAGTCGCACTACCAGCGGCGCTTGTTGCACTTGCACTCGCATTTTCCATATATGTCTTTGCGTTGTTCATATATGTCTGTGCATTTTGTTTACTGGACAAAGCATCGTTCATATAATCTTGTGCCTTAGAAGCGCTTGTCGAAGCGCTTGTGGCGCTTGATTTCGAACTATTCGCACTATTAGCAGACTGAGTTGCATAATACTTAGCGTTATCAGTGTTCTCACCGTCTCTTACGCCAGTACCACCAACTGCCCAAGATTTAGATGTCTTCACAACATCCTCAAAATCAGCCCAATATTTTTCTAATGTTTCATTGAACTGAATAAATTCACTACTTGCTTCAATCTCAGAATTTGTAACAGCCGTTTCAGATACATCAACACAGAAGGTCATAGTGGATAAAATGCCAGAGTCTGCAACGGTAATTTCACCAGTATTAGCATCTACACTTGCACTTCCTTTATTCACTATAACTAAATCTGCATAACAAAGTCCGTCAACAGCAAGCATTTGTTCCGTCAACTCAACTATAATTTTGCCCTTATGATTTATTTCACAAAAGTTAAAAACGCTATATCCATCTGGTTTCTTGTATCTAATATAGGCAGCGTGTTCATGAGCATTAACGGAATAAAGTTCGCCACGGTTATAACAGGTAACAGATAAAAATCTTGAACTTTTATCGTATTGCTTGGCGTTAATGAGAATATATTTTTTATCACAAAAATCAACATTTATATTTGTAGTAGTTTGCAAATTCATATAATCACCACCTTAAATGTTGTTTAATTTTTATCATGTTTAATGACCAATTTAGTATCAACGGGAATTATAGGGAGGTGTTCCATACAATACTCAAATTTGGCATCGCCATGAGAATTTCCTCCAACACCTTTATACGCCGCATGCATACTTACAAATTCGTCATATTCATCTTCTGGAATGCCACCAATTGAAATATAATACTTATACTTTTCATTAATCTTTTCTGCCAATATCTCTTTTTCGGCAGCTATCAACGATTCAATTTGGACATCTCTACAAGTGATAGAATCTCTTAATTCCTTTTGGATTTCCAAGCTTTGCTTTCTATCATCAATTCTACTTTTAGCAAATTTAGCCATTTCATCTTGTAAAGCCTTGCGGTCTTTTTGACTTTCCGCTATATAATTATCAAGTTTCTGTTCTAAATTTGTTTCATCTGTCGTATGTCTTTTTTCAAGTTTTTCTAAATTAAGAGCTGTTGTTTTCGCTAATTCGGTAGTAGCTTTTAACAACTCGCTTTCTTGTCGTCTTTGTTTCATCTTTTTAGTTTCAATCCCAAGCTTGGTGAAAACAAACCAATCAAACAAAGACCATACAGATTTTATAGCAACAAGCAATAGCACAATAGCAATAAGGACATACCACCAGTCAATTTGTGCTAATTGCTCAATTATTTCCACATCTTTCATCTCACAATCCAAGTCTCCTTTCATTAAAATTTTTAGTAGACATCTTTGGAATATGAGATGTCCTTAAAGGGAAGAGGAGAGGGCGAATACTCATCACCCTCAACCTCATATATATTTAATTGTTATCATAAAATGATTATTTTATCGCAAAAGCTCATTTACTTTCGCTCTGATTTTTGCATACGAATAATCACATCCAGATTTTTTTAACGATTTTTCTCTATTCGTATGTCCGTTGCCGTGTTTGCCAGCAATAACCTCTTTAGCCCAATCACTAACAGATTTCTTGAGAGAGAGAGGAGTGACGCCAAGCTTCTTGTTAACTTGGTCTACAATATAAGAATGTTTATTATACAAATAATCGCCAGGACACGCCTTGTTTGCAAACCAACGATGCACGGTCATATTCTGTTTGTCCACTTGACCAATCAAAGATTTGTCTGCTTTCCACTTTAATTCTTTAATTTTATTTCTCTTGCAAATATCCACCACCAACTCAATTAGTGCCTTGAGAGCCTTATCTGTAACAGTATAAGGGTGGGTAGATTCGCTTGCCACTTCAATAGTTATTGCCCTATGGTCATTAGCCTTATTAGACGAACACCAAGAGCGGTCTTTTTCCTCAACCGACAGTCCAATAGAGCCATCTTTTCCCACAACATAATTTGACGAGCATTGTCTTTTAGTCGTTGCAAAATAATCACAACCTTGTTTTGCCGTCCATTGACTCGCAATACAATGAATTGTAATCGTATCAATTTTATGACCTCTTGGACTTGTTTTATTGGAACTAATATTTTTATATGTTACCAAGCTACTATTTGTGTATGCCACAAAAAACACATCCTTATTTTTCTTATTTATATAACTTTATATCTTATATTTTTTTTATTTTATATTTTATCCGAGACATCTTCGGTCTTCGCATTCTCTTTAAGCATTTTTACATAAGCCATTTCTTCTTCGGCAGCCTGTCTCTCAGCAAGAGAGTGGATTTCAGAATAAAGTCCTTGCATAATCAAATCGAGAACAGCAGGGGATAACCCAGACTCATTACAAACATTTACTAATTTATTTTTAGTTTCCTTTATAACCATTGTAATTGGTTTATTCATTGTTCTTACCTCATTTTTAATATATCTAATAAATATCTTAAATTATTGGCGAAGTAATGATATTGCCATTATCATCTACTGTCATTTTAAATTTTTTTCCACCGTCAGAAGTTAAGATTAAACTACCATTCTCTAACACCATAAATTTAGGAACATATTTAGCACAATATAACTGAATTTTCATCATACGACCTATAGCATCAGAATCTAATGGCAATTGCACCTCAACGCTTATCGTATCAAAAGAAACCTTATGAATAGACAGAGATGTTAAATCTCCCTCAGTCAACGATAACCATACTCCATTTCCATTTCTATCCTCTGTCAAATACTGTATCGTTCCCACTTCGTAGCTATCATTACTAAAAGCCTCAGCCGAGAAATACTCTAATCTCGCCTGACCTTGAAAGAAACCCGCCGAACTCACAATATCCTCGACATTTACAACTACCGATGTATTTGATATGTCATTCAAATCAATCTCAGCCTCTATTAAACCAGCAAAAAATCTTATTGGTGAGCCCGATTCTTGGAAAGTATCGTTCGATAACATACCAGCACTACCCTTGACCAACAACTCTGAATCAATCTTCCATCCACCAATATTGCCTTGAGGAGCGATTATTGTTCCACTAAATACACTATCTCCTTCAATAACAGCACCATGAGCGTGGAAAATGCCATCTTCATCTGAAATCCAAGCTGCATAACCATTTTCTTTATCCCCAATAAGTAGAGAACCACCAGAAATAGTAGCACCACTTACCGTTCCACTAAAAGTACCTGTTACTCCGTCTAATTCGCCTTTGATTGTACAGGTTTCATTTATAGTACAATTGTCAAAAGTTCCACTGGTAGCCGTAATTGCACCAGTAATATCAGCACCAGTACAAGTCAGTTTTCCGTTTGTATCAATCTCAGCATAAGTATCAGTGGTTTTATCCCCAATAAGTAGAGAACCACCAGAAATAGTTTTGCCCTCAATAGTTGTAGCCGAAATATTTTCCGCAATTAAACCTTCTGTATTGATTCTTTCTGCCGACAGTTGACCAGTAGTAATTTGCTCGGCATCAATTTCGGCTGTACTAATCAGATTGTTGGTAATCCTCGTTACATCTGTTTCTGTAACGCCAATATCATTATCTGGATTAATAAGCAACTCGGTTCCATTAAATGTGATTTTGCCACCACCAAAATTAAATGTTCCATCTCTGAGGTTTATATAAGAACCAGTTTTCTTTGTCTGAGAATAGTTATCAGAATATATGTCACCGCCAATTATCTGCGAACCACTTACATAGCCAGCGGTTACAAATTCAGAGGTCATTCCATAACCCGTTTTATCAATAAAACTGTTTGTTTCGGTATCGTAAATTTTATAATCGTGTTTGCCAATAGCTTGCTTTACAGTTTCCCAATTATCATCTGTATAAGCCATGATATTGTGCGTTATCTTTAATTGTTCATGAGAATATGTTCCAGTAATATCGTCATAGGAACGAGCAAGCAATCCATTCTTAGTAAGCAAAACTTCTTCGCTATTGTTACTTGATATTTGAACATTGGCGGCATTCAATCCGTCCACTACCCACTGGTCAATTGTATTTCGTGCCACATTACCTTTCTTGGCTTGTCTTTGAACCGAATCATAAGAAGAAGCCATAGAGGAGGCTTGTTCGAACACATCTTGAACATCTGTCATACCACTTTTAATTTTGGTCACATCTGAAAACTCTACATTAATGCTCTCAGGATTTCCATAACCAAAATCATATTCAAGCAATCTAAGTTTATAAACTTTATCATCAGCTTGAACTCTTATCCAATTACCAGTCTTAAAAGAATCAAGCAACGGCTTGAATTTAGGAAGAGATAATAAATTGTTCAAGGTAGCAGAAATAGAATGTTGTAATTCTGCAGATTTAAAAATCTCTTCTTCGGCAACACCAATAAATTCGTTTGCCTTTGCAAATAACTCGGCATTGTTGAGTCCGTCAGAAATATAGTTGCTATTTGAATATTTATCTTCTCTGCGATAAGCACAAAATTCCAGCCATAAGTCTTCGCCCAAATAGCCTTCAAAATCTAATTCATCTTGAATATCTTGTTGACATTCTTCTATATATTGTTGCAAACCCTTGGTTGTACACTGTGGATTTGTTTCTTCAGAATTATCCCAAACACCTTCAATTATAGCAATCTCATTTTGTCTGGTCGCCATCTCAGCGTGAATAGCTTGTTGTTTGTCAAAATAAGGTTTATATAATGCATCGTATAAATCTGGCTTCGCCGCTTTGTCGCTTGCGCCTTGTTCGGTTAAAATACTAATACAAGTGTCACAAGCCTTGCTAAAACTATTCAGAGGATTTAACGCATACTTATGAAGTTCTGCACAGAATGCATCATAATCTTTGGCAAATAAACCAGTAATACTATAATCATCCGTGTTTTCTTTATTTAATGTTTTTTCGATTTTTTGTTTAATAAAAGTTTCGGTATCGTTATTAATTCTAACCGAAATTGCCACTTCACTATCGTTGTGAGAAGCAGTGTCTGTTTCGTCAGAATAATTGGTTACAACAAACTTACCTTTCCAAGTCTTATATTTGCCATCAGAAGATATAGCCGAAAGAGAAGACGAATCTTCTTTAATCGTTACCTTATAAGTTGGTCTAATAAGGACTTTTGCCATAGACAAAACAGCACTATCGGCTGTTGCCAAAGAAGCGTTGTTAACATCCTTGACATTTACTGCAACAGGCGAGAGGACAGAGGTAGTTAACAACCTTAACTGTTCCTCAGCCGTTGTGTCACTCATTTCTACATTCGGCATAAGACCCGACTCAAGATATAACAGTAAATCAATGGTGTTATAATAAGCAGTCATTAAATCAGGATAACCTTTAATTGAGTTGCCTACGGTTTGTAGACGACTACCAACTAAAATATTTTTGCTATTACAATTAGGATTAGAACATTGTTCTTCAAAATCTCCTTCAGTACCACAATTTAAACAAGTAGATTTAGTATTATAATAATCATCATATTTTGCTACAAGAGCATTATATTGAGCCACCAAATTACTATTTAATGTAGATATATGATTATTGTAATATTCTTTATATTTCTCATCATAACTTTCAAGTCTTTCAACTAATTCATCTGACATATCTTCTTTCATACTGTCAGAGAAATACCAAATATAATCACTACCATTGGGATTGCAATTGCGAATAGTAGCAGTCATTAAATCGTCGCCAGCTTCAAGTTTGAAACAGTTCTTAACGCTGTCTACATCGGTAACGAGCTGTACGCCCTCTGTGGCAAGCTCGTCACTTGTTACAAAGATTAAAGTGTCTTCGCCATAGCCATATTTAATATCTGTACTTCCACATTTTGGACACTTATCGGTAAACTCGCCACGATGTTTACAGTTTTTATTATTGCAATTCTGCTGTAAATCATAAACCGATATCATTCTATTGGGTTTGCCACCAGCCTGAGAATTAGAATGGTATACAAACAGACAACCTATTTCTGCTGCAATCTCATTTAATGCATCACATATAGAAGTGCCATCAAAAGAGAATTGTCTTTGTATTCTCTGAATGCTCTCGTCTACATGGAGAATGGAGTAGTGAGGAGCCTTTGCTAAAAGTCTGTGTAATATTGAAGCCTTTGGGTTCTTTTCGTCATATAAAATTGATATTTTATAATCCTCACGCTCAATGTCGGCTTCGGTATTAATCTCAGTATTATATATCATTATCTGTGACAATTCCGCTTGACCCAATTGAGTACAATATACCGTTTTAACCGTTTCGGTTGCTTCATCAAGTTCAACTTTTGCTTCGAACCACAAATCCCATTCGGGACAATAAACAAGTTTGAAGTCTACAACTTTATCCCAAAGGGGCGTAAGTTCACCATCAATATATTTATTTAATGTAAATGAAAATTCGGAAGCCGCACTAAATTTGTCAGCAACATCAATATCTTCTATATTTACATTTAACTGTCCCAATTTATTTCCATTACGATTTGCCAGAACTATAGAAGGTGGTTCTGGATTACCTAATAAATCAAATTGTAAATTAATTGCCATAAAATCTCACCACCTTACAATCCAACTTTCACAATAGGAGAATACTTAATCTTGATAGAGCAGGGGAGGGAGATAGTTAAATCATTCCTACTGTTATCATAAGTATTTGCTATTCTGAAAAATTTCCAGTTGAAATCGTTTTGTATGTTATGAGATGAATCAGAAGACTGAATAACAGGATAATCCAGAGTGATAATCTCGCCAGCGGTGCAATGCGCTATATAAGTGTCTCGGTTTTCAATGGCGTTATGAATTTTCAAATTGCCATCTTGGTTGACCACAATTTCCATTTCGGGATAGATATAACCTTCTTCATAAGAAGTGTCATTAATAGAATGTTTGCCATCTTGAACTGTGTTGTTAATGGTAATCGTTCTTGGCTCTTTTAAAGCGAATGGTCTGTTGGTCTGGATATTAAGCTCTAATCCATAGAGTTTACCATCGAGTTCTATCCTACTTACATTTATAATTGCTTCGTGGTATAAATCAATGTTTGCTTCGTCCAAGAATTTTAGTTTAAGAAATTTCTTTCTGCAAAGCCAATGGGTCAAATTTCTGTGTTCGGTAGTCGTTATCTCTTGAATGTTGCCGCCGCAAGAATATTTACATATCTGCAATGTAGTCTCAAGGCAATCCTCATAACTAGTTGATACCAAATTATGTTTTGAACCGCCCATAGTTGAAGCAGTCGTGAATTTTATTTCCGCACCATCAGCTATAGTATCAAGACCTTTTGAGCCGCCAAATTGACACAGAACCATTCCAAAAGACGAAAGGCTTCGTCCTGCATATTCAAAGTCGTGTGCCACCATATCTTCGTTCATCTCCTTTCTTTATAGATTTATTTATTTTAAGAAGAATTTAATTAACCAATATCGTTTTTTAAAAACATCTCGGTTCATGATATTCTTCATTGTTTTCAATTCTTGTATAAGTTTGCTATATTGTTTTTTGTATTTCTTCACTTCATTAACATTGTCCGTTAATTCTTTTCTTAACGAAGCAACAGAATTAATTACTTCATCTTTTTCTTTAATTTGATTTTGTAATTTTTCAATTTCAGATTTTAACTTTTCAATCTGTTCAGATTGACGATTAATCATTTTTTGTTGAAATTGAAATCTCTTTTTATCTCTGTTTCTCTTTCCATTCATTTTTCTTTTGCACCTTTCATAAAACATTAAAGTGCAAAACTTGCACTTTTACATAAAAGAGGGAGTGCAAAATCTGTATATTTTACACTCCCCATAACATCCATATATTTATTTATCTAATAGACTTATTTTTAGCTAAAGAACTGCCACCAGCAATTCTGTCAACAGTCATTGCACTTATAAGTCTTTCAAAGTTTTTATCCTTCTGCATTTCTGCAAGAAGTTGCTCATAATTGCGTACATTAGGCATACTAAACACGATTTGCTCGAAGTTTTGTATTGTATGATTGCTAACATTAGAATTGTTAGGCACATTGGCTCCGTCCAAACCAAGATTGTTCTTGATAAACTCAGCAGGGGAGTTAGCCATATCCCAAATATTGCTACTTGCGGCTGAAGTCAATACACTATCGCCCTTAGCAATAGGAGTAAGAATAGCACCGTCAGAAGGTCTAACAATAAACTCTTGACCATTCTCTTGTGTCCAAGCAATTTCGCCATCCAAGAAGTTCTTCTTACCAGTTGCATAACCACTAATCTGATTGAGCTTAAGCCAACCTAAGTCGTCCTTACCAAGCTTCTTGCCAGTACTAATATGATAGGGGTGAGTAGCCCAACTTCTCTTATTAATGTTGGTAATATAAACTTGCTTGCCGTGGTTTTTAGAGCCAGCTGGATTCTTGCCCTGAGAATCGTAGTAATACTTACCACTCAAGAACTTAACCTTATCACCAATTTTGGGTTTGCCGTCGCCAGAAGATTTATTATTGGCTGGCTTTTTAGGGGGAATGGGTTTATTTGGATTCTTTCCAGTTGGGTCTGCATTGGCAGAAGTATCAGTTTTTGGCTCTTCAACTTGAGCCTCTGCATCTGCACCCAACTTAGTTACCATTGCCGCAACATCGGCTTTTATGCTATTCAAAGCATCATTCGTGGTTGTATGTTTACCTTGGAAATCTTTTCCGTACTCATCCAAAACAGCCTTACCACTACCATCAGCTTTCCAAATGTTGTCCATTGCAGTAGACAGCGTTGTGCCAACGGCTTCAACTTCGGTTTGTAATGTAGTACCAATAGAAGTTGCATTGGCAGCCAATGCTGTTGCAATAGCACCACCTTCACCCAAAGCCGAAGTAATTGTTCCTTCTGCGCCAAATGCAATATTGACACCTTCAATTACTTGCGACAAGAGACCGTTTACATCATCAAGACGAGCATTGAGGGTTAATTCATATTCTTCGTAAAGAGAAGATAACAATTCTTCTTGCTGACTGAGATAGCGGTCAAATTCAGTCTCTTCAAGAGACTCTTTTGCCTCCTTGAGGGAGACTGTAATTTCTTGAAGTTTCGCTCTGCTTTCTTCGGAATCGTCTCCTAAGTAAGCAGCTCGTTGTTTTTCAAGTTTTGAAATTTCTTCTGACTGTTTTTGAACCTGCTTTTGATAGTCATAAAGATTCTTCATGCTATCAAGCTCTTTATTATGAAGGTCTATACGCTCCTGTAATGCGTCAAGCTCAAGATTAATACCTTCTTCAACCAAGTCTTTAATAGCTTGTTTTTCATCTTCGGCTGCCAGAATTGATTCTCGCTGAAGTTCAATCAGCTCTCGTCTACGATTAATAAGTTCTTGGTCGTAAGGGTTGCTTGCAATTTGTCCGTCGAGTTTTGAAATCTCGTTCGCATACTCATCAGCCTGATACATATATGTATTATAGTTCTGTCCGTGAAGACCCATCGTAGCCATACCCTTATCAGTTAACTTGCCGTTGTCGTCAAAGAGTTTGTCGTTGCTCATTAAGTCAATTAAGAAATTGGCTTCTGCGGTAACATCGGAAATTCGCTCTTGAACAAGGTCAAATGTTTCCCAATCTATATCACGCATAGAATTTGCGTATTCGATTAAAGCAGTATTACCAGCTTCAATGCTCTGTGTAACATCGTCAATGTCGTTACACATATCACGCCACTGTTCAGAGTTGCGAATTTCTGCATCTGTCATGTCTTGAGCAATCATTGCGTTATAGTACTCTTGTCTTTCGTCGAGCAGCGCAGATTGTTCCTTTTCAAGTTTGGTGATTCTGCCTTTCTCGTTATCAATCAGCGCTTGATAATATTCTTTACTAACAATATGACCCTTGGCTTCAGCCTGATTAATATACTCATTGAGCATAGTTTCCGTATGGTCAAAACCTTGGAGAATACCGTCATATTTAGATTGAACATTTTCAAATCGTTGTGCGTAAAGTTCTGCTTCAGTCTGTTTGAGGTCTTCGGCGGCGTCGGTACATTGTAAATAAAGTTCATACCACTTTTGATACTCTTTTATCTTTTCAACAAGCGCCTCATCGTCTTTGCCTTCAAAGTCTTCGAGATTAAGGGTGTCATTTTGAATCTTTTCAATATAATCAGCACTCAGCCCTTCAATAGAATTAGCCTCTGCCAAAGATTTTTGAGCCGCATCTTCTTGAAGCGTAATCTCTTCGCCAACCTTAGCAATTTCGTCTGTTAACGCAGTATTTCTATCGCTCCAAGATTTATAAGTGTTGTTAACCGTTTTATCAAGATTATCTATTTCTCTTTCAATACGCTCAATGGCAATAGAAATCCAGTCGAATGTTTCTTCGAATTTATCTTGTGTGCCAACTGCAGAACCATCAACCTTATCGGTGCCACCAGTTGTAGCCTTTGAACCACCAGAATTTGTTGTACTCGTTGTACTCGAACTAAAAGGTTTTTTAGATACAACTATAGTGGTTTCATCTTTACCATCTTTATCTTTGCCATCTTTAACGCTAACACTAACCCCTTCGTATTTTCCAATACCACCACTGCCTATTGAAAAAGCAGTTCCATCTGCCAAGGCTCTACCACGACCACCACCAGAAGTAACTCTGCCGTTTTTAAAGAGTTCTTCAGTTTGTTTCATTTATATTTTCATTAGTTCGCTACACTAATGAGGGTATATACTATACCCCTCACAGTTTCCTGTGAGATTAGACTATATCTTTATGTGAAATAAATAATTTATCATCTAAAATTTTTTCTATATTACGAAAATCCCAATACGGAATTCTGATTAAATTTATATTGTGAGTTTTACAATATTTATTTTTGATTTCATCATTTGTTATTGTTCTTTGGAAGGTTTCTTCACCATCATGTCCTTTAAAATCAACCTTATAAAAATGACCTTCGCCATCATATTCAATGACCGTATTCATATTGGGAAGATAAAAGTCAAAAGGAAGTGGCAATTTAGTCCTGCAATCATTAAATCGCTTTTGTTGTTCAAACTCAATTAATTTACTCTCTAAATACAACCTAATCTTAGTTTCACCATGACTCTCTGATTTTGTGCATTTTTTACACAAAATACATTTCTCACTTTTCAATGATTGATATGATGTAACATATACATCGCCACATTTATTACAAACGCATTTTAAATTTGGTGTATAGTAATCAATGTACTCTTCGGGATTTAAAATAAGTATATTCAACTTCATTCCCAAATGAAGTAAGTTATCAATTGTATTTTTTAATTTAATTGAATTATTTTCATATTGACATTTTGAACAACCATGTTGAAGAACTAATGCATATACCTTTGTTTTATTTATACCATGCTTAGGACACAGGTACTCAACTATAGAATTAGAAGTTATAATGTCTTCTTTTTTTGTAATTAATGTATAACCTTTATTATTACAAAAGTTTAAAGCAGCATCATATAAACAACTTTGTCTTTTCAAAAGATTGTTTTCACTTGTTCTCTTTTGTCTGCAATGTTTACAAGCATACTTCTTATTTTTACACCTTAAATAACTTTTCCATTCAACCCAAATAATTCCACCGCAATAATCGCACTCAACTTGCACTTTTATACGAGAACCATTTGACAAGTCTTCAACTTTAACATAAAAAATATCACCTATATTAGTAAATTCGTAACCTTTATCAACATATATAGTTTTATTTCTTGTTGTCCAAGTCATTTGAGCCGTTTGATTTTCTATTAACATTTTTCCACCTCCTTTTTTAAAATTGCTATATTTAATTTCACATATTTACCATTTCGAATTGCCAATCGCTTGCAATTCTACTCTACTCAAAAGAATACGATTCTTTCTTTCGATAGTCGTTGAACTTTACCCTATTCGGGTCTTAGATGCTGGTTTCCCATTAATCAAGAGCAGGGGATTTAACCTCGCTCTCATACAAATAATTTTTTCTACTTTCGTAACATTCACACTTAGGCATATTTCATCCTTATGTTGTAGTTTATTTGTCTTTAGGGGGTTCCAGCAATTAGATAAATTTTTAATTGCTTATCACTAAGCAATACCACAAATTTTATGGTTAAAAACAATCGAACCTCTAGGAATCGTTGCAAACTCTGCGCCATTATCACCAACAGTATACCAATGATTGTCTGGTGTTACTACAATTTCACGACCCAACTCTCCAGTCAGAGCAGTTTCAGTCTTCTTGGTTCGCCAATCACCACGAGCAAAAGCACGACCAGTTGTGCCATTGATATTAGCAGTACCATTAACATCACTAAATCCATTACTATCATTTCTGGTAGAACCACCAGCCACAATAGTAGAGAAGACTTTTTTGATATTTGTAACAATATCTACGGTTTTGCCCTTTAATCCGTCAATAACATCTTGTAAACCCCAAACCTTTTCGGCTTGTCCTTCGGTATTAACTTTGGCATCGACTTCATTGCCTTGCATATTATTAATAGCAGCCTTAAGGGTTTCTACATCGCTATAACCAAGCGCCTTACAAACTGCATCAACTTCATTACCATCCATTCCAGCAATTGCTTTATCAAGAGCTTCAACATTGCCTTCACCAATTGCTTTCGCAATGGCAGCAACCGTTTTATCGTCAACGCCCTTTAATGCGGATGATAAATTGTCAACATCTTCGATACCCATTGTTTGAGCTATAACTTGGATATTATAGCCTCTGACCAAGTTATCATCAGGTGTAGCCGTACCAGATAAAGCCTTTCCAATCTCTTCGCCAACTTCCACAACATCTTCGACTTCAACCTCTGGCTCGATTGTATATTTCTTACGAATAACTTCTTCTTCTTCTTCGGATAAAAGACCAGAATTAAGCAAAGCCAAATCAGTCAATGTCTCAATATTCTTATCCATATTTGCCTGAATATCAAGAACTGTTGGGATTTTTACTTCGCCATTTTCAATCTTCTTCTTAACATCTTCCCAATTATCGTCGGCATCAAGACCAAGTTTAACCTTTGTTTCACCGTCGAGATTAGCAAAATATTCTGATATATCTTGAAGGTCGCCTTCGAGTTCTTTTATATCTTCGGCATTTGCTTGAGGATTGAGTTTAAGCTGATTTAATGTCTGAATTGTATAACCGTATTCTTGAAGCTTTTCTAATGGTTCTTCAAACTCTTCGTCTTCAACAGTGAGACCAATTCCATATTGTCCTTCGGTCAACTTATCAAGTTTAGCTTGAAGAGTGCTAACAACAGTCATTGCTTCGGTAGCGCCATCAGCATTAAAATTAAATGTGCCATCAGCATTCCAAAAGTCTTTATCTTCTAAGATTTTATGAGCATCTTCTAATTGAGTTTTAAGATTTTCAACACTTGTAGTATTAAAATCAAAATCAACATCCGTTTTACCTATTTCTTTTAAATAATTAGCTGAAGCTCTGGCTTCATTTTGTAGGTCGGCTAACTGTTTATAGGTGCCATCCATAGTCACTACAAAGCCAGCATCATCAGCAGCACGAATCATTATTTGAACAAGTTCTTCACTAATGCCCAATGTTTCGGCAATTACCTCGTCGCCACCAGCAACTTGGAAGTCGAAACCAATAATGTTGCCGTCACCATCTCGGTTAATAACATCGCCAAGTTTATCTTCAAAACTTTCAACAGTTTCTAAGAAATTATAAACACCAGTATTCGTAGATTCGCCATCTTCGTTAACAGTAAAGAAATCACGAATACTGTAACCACTGTTGCCAATAGTCTTGTCTAACCCATCATAAATTTCTTTTAATTCCTTGCCAGATTTTCCAGCTAAATCTGTACGACCAGTAAGCAGCTCAAGAAATTCTATGGTACCATCATCTATCCAACCACGAGAAATTTCATCATCAACGGTTTCAAATCCCTTGATGACATTTTCGTACATATCTCGTTCTTGACCAGCCTCTTCTGCGTTTAACCAATTGTTGTAAGCAGATGTTAAAGCTTTATATTGAGTAGCTAATGTAGCAGCCTCGCTAATTCTCTTGCCTAATGTTTGTCTATCATTAAATAATGCGGACTTCTTTACGGGGTCGTCACAATTTTTAATTGCTTCACCAAGGTCGTCGTATGTAGACTTCATCTGTTCTAAATCGCCATCAACATCAGCTAATTTGTCAGTAGCATATGCAGTTTCAAGCTTATTAAATTCTTGTCTATTAAGGCGTATACCAGTAGAAGTTTCTTCAAACATAACAGACAAGTCAAAGCCTTGGGCTTCAAGACCCGAATAACGACTCTTTAATGCCTCAATTGATTCAGTCGATAAGCCAGTGGCGGATACAGATTCTGCCAAAGCCGTATTCAACGCCTCAAAACCAGCAGTTTCAACCTCAAGATTTAAATCAAAGGTCAAACCTCGAAGCATCATTTCCAACTCAAGGGCAGATTCGATATCTGCAAGAGTTTCTTTATATTCGGTTGCTGATAATTCAGGAATGATATCAACCAAAACAGCAAACTCTTCAGATGTCAAACTATCAAGAAATTTCTGAGCTTCATCTTCGGTTATTTTAAAATCAGGATTCTCCTGTTTTACAACTACGTCTTCCCATATGTCGCCCGACTTGAAATCTTCCCAAATTTCTTTTTTGTCACTGTGCAATCCAAATGGGTCAGCGAGCGCTTCTCTTATTTCTTCGTCTGTATACTTTTGTTGTGTCGTGTATGTAACGCCCGACAATCTACTTAACATTGTTTGATATGCGGCAAAATCACCATTATCACCCAATCCAAGACTCGTTTCAAGCGCCGTTTTGGTTTCTTCGTTTAACGCCAACCCATCTATTGTTGTTTGGATTTCGTTGAGTCCCTGAATATATTCACCGTAAGAAATCTCACCGCCATTGAATTGAGTTTGTAAATCAAACGCCGCTTCAATTTTTGCATTATCTTCTTTGCTAAGAGAATTCATCTGGTCGAGCATATCCTCAACCCAACCCTCAACGGTTTCTCCGTCTTCAGCAAGTTCATCAAAGAAGTTTTTATCTAAACTATTAACAACTTGATAAGCGACAGCCTGCATCTCTTCGCTTATATTGTCATAATTTAAACCACTAATGACACTACTAACGTCGAACGCTTCGCTTAATTTGGCTGTGGCAATGGTTTTCTGTTGTTTAACTATCTCATCAAATTGACCATAATAGTTATCTATAATACTTCGGATTTTATCAGGATTTTCTTCCAATACCTCTTCAAGAACATCAACGGGATTGTCTCGCCATCCCACTTCAATGCCAGCACTTGTCAGCGCATCTTTTATTTCGTATAACGAATATCGGTCATTCTTTAAATTTTGCCAAGCGCTACTATTGTTTGGATTCTCTAATAACTTTTCAATATTTCGAACGGTATCGTCTTTAAGTTCATAATTAAAGAGATGGGTAATAGGGTTTCCACCCTTACCAAGAAGGGAATACTGGTAAGTACCACCAACAAGGTCGCCAAACAGTCCTGCCCAGAAACCATGACCATTAGACCACCAATTCGTTCCGCTCGCCTTCTCGATGGCATTTTGGTAATTGTCTTCAATATCACCAGTGCTACTTAGAATTGATTGGTTTTGAGCGTGAATTAATTTTTCATAGGCTTCGGTAAGCTCTTCGACATTGCCTTTAACACTTAAAATGGCATTGCCTTGTGAATCATATCCCGATACAAGAGAAGGGATTTGTTCGGCAATTTTATTTACAAGACTCTGATATTCAGAATACTCGTCAGCAGTAAGAGATACATTCCTACCAAGCTTATCTACGCCTTTGGAAAGTTTCTCATACCTAGAAATCATCGAAGACTCATTAGATGTATCGTAATCACTTTTGAGTTTCTGTAATTCTTCGGATTGCTCTTTGAACTTAGTAGTAACTTCTTCTACTTTTTCTGCAAGCTCTTCTTCAGTGACAATTAATTTATCGAAAGCCTTAATTCCAAACGATATTAAAGCGGATATACCCATTGTAAGAGCAGCATTCAAAGCCATTGTCGCTACTTCTAATGCAACCGTTTTAATCGTGGCGCCAACAAGGGATGCACCATAACCAACGAAAGCACTCTTTGCACCTTTTGCAGAGCCCATTTGTTTTGCCAACTGAGGATTGGTTTTCGCAACAGCTTCTGCAAATTCCGTTTGACCTAAACCAGTAGTTTTACAGCCACCATAATACTCTTTTAAGAGTGAATATGCATTACCTAACGTTTTATTTTGCGCTTGAAGTGAAAGTTCTGCTAATTGCTGTTGCTTAGCAAAACCTTCAATACCATCGGTAGCAAGTTTGCCAGTATTGGCATAGTGTTGCAACGCCGCACTAGCGGATAAAAGGTGTTGGCTATAAGCGTCAGCTTCCGACACATTATTTTTTATTGCTTGCATATATCGGTCAAAGGCAGCTTTATCGTCGGCAAGACTTTGTTGTAAAGCCGTACCATCTTTAAGTCCTATATTTTGTAAAGCTTTATTGCTTTGTTCTGCCGCCTGTTTAAATACATTTGTTATACCAGTGGCAGCGCCAGTAGCTTCATCTTTAAATGTTTTAAATATACCGCCACCACGAACCGACTGGAAAGCCGTAAAAGCAAGAGCCAAAGTGGGAAGCGTACCCAGTGTATCTATTAACCCCTCAATGCCGTCAACCAAACCTATAACAGCTTCAAGAGCGCCATGCAGGAAGTCGGACTTAAGGAATGTCTGAGAAAGAGACTGCCATGCGGCTTTAAGTTTTAAGCTCTGAGCCTCTAATGATTTTTGCCATTTCTCATGTTCTTCGAGTGCGGAACCAGAGGAATTGAGAGATGTTTCAAGTGCTTCACGAGCGGTATCAAAGTTTGTCATTAAACTGGAAACGATGTTCGTTTTTTTGTTACTCCTCTAAATAAAAGAGGGGGGTGGTCATTTCTGCCACCCTCTGCAATTTCAATATTATAACTGAAATAGCTATAATTAGATTATATTTGCAGACCAGACCATATCATATTGTGCATTGAATAAAGACACAATGTTGGCATACCCAATATAATTACTTATATCAGTGTGGTCGTTGAGGGATTCTTGTTTTTACAAGCCTTACCCACAGGATTGTCCTTCTCAGGAGTTCCCCTGTTTTAAGCCAACTGTTTACCTATATATCACTATATAGGGGGGCTATATTATTAACCCTGTCGTTTACCAGCTATTAATTCTGTTATACTTCATTTTCTCAAATAGGAGCGTAAATCCTATTAATTTATTTTGTTAGTTTATATTTAATTTGTTTTTTATAATGCTTTCAGAATTACTACCTTCCCAATAAGGAATTCTTAGTAATCCAATATTATGAGTTTTACAATACTCATCTTTAATTTTGTCGTGTTTTTGTGTTTGTATAAAATTATCCATACCAAACTTAGGCTTATAATGTTGTTCACCATCAAATTCAATACACAGATTAAAATCTGGCAAATAGAAATCAAATGGCAAACATTTTTTATCTTTGCAATTTTCAAATTTATATTGATGAATAAAATTACAATTTAAATTATGCAATATTTCTATAATCCTGTCTTCACCTTTATATGTATAAGAACATTTTTTGCAACGAGTTCCATTCGCTTTTAAACTTTGAGCATTAAGAGTCCATATATGTCCACATTGTTTACATTTGACCGTTACATCATGTTCCATACCTTTATAGTCACTAATAACTTCTATATCTGGATTAACGAATCTAATCAAATTTTCAAATTCACTCTGGGTATAAATATGTTGTTTGGATAACTTTTCTTTTCCACATTCTATACAACCATGACCAAACAATATATTTTGAGCTGTCGTTTTCCAATAGATATCATGTTTTTCACAATAACAATCAATAGGTGTAGACATATTGACATAATTGCCAATTAACTTTATATACGGATACGACTCATTAATCTTTTGCCTAACATACCATTCAGGTAAATCACCCTTGCAATATATACAACCTTTAATGCCTCGCTTCATATTCGTCTTTCTCATTTTTTGAACACCAAAGTCTCGGTGTTTATTGCATATAAAATAGATATATATTACGCTATTCTCTCTTTTTATATCGACAAACTTAAAATCATATTTGTTGCACAATTCAACCGCTTCATCGTAATCAAACGGTTTAGTCCTTGCTGCCACAGTTCTTTCTCTGCCGCAATAAGCACAACCACGACCATTCATCAGCTTAGAATAAGAAATTGCCAAAACGCCCTTATCTTTATGTTTATTACATATGTATTGTAATTTTTGTGATACGCTTTTATATTCATCTTTTGTTGTTAACAACGTATATCCTCGTTCTTCAAACGATTTTAATACATCTTCATAAGTATATTTCGACATCTTTTATTTCCTTGATAAAAATTCTAACAAAATAAATTTTATACTTTCGTATAAGCCCGACTATTTCTTCACCTTTCCTATATGAATAGGGGAAGGGTACACCTTTTCCATTTAAGAGATTTTCACTCACATCATTAACTTATGCCGTACTCCTTTTGATTTAGGTATTCGAGATTTCCACTCTTATTTTATAACCAACATCGTTGATATTCCTAAATCCCGACTTGGGGATAGTCTGTGAAAGTTCACCCTCGACTGATAACATATGTTCTATGTATAACGATAGGGTGCTTCTCTGCATGAACGCCCAATCCTTGCGTTGTTAAACCTTCATAATCTGGTTTCCCGATTATTGTGGTGCAAGGCTCTAAGGGTTTACCTGCAATTAAATGTATTCTATCAATGTATTTCTACATTGTCAGGCAAGCATTTTGCCTGTTGTATGTCAGAAAGGTCTTCCCATTTCTGAGCAAGTTCATCCATAATTTGATATGTGGATTTAAAAGTTTTATTATCCGCTTCCATAATATCCACACCTGAAAGGGCGAGGATTTCTGAACGGAGTTTGGCAGTGGATTCTACCATTCCTTCGGTATCAAGCCCCAGCTCAGACATTTCAGTCTTAGCGCCCCTGATACGCATTGAAATTGTCTTCCATGCCGTACCAACAGCTTCGGGATTTTGCACAACCGTATTTGCTGCTGTAATTAACGCAATACTTTCGTCAATCGTATTGTTTGCGGCTTGAAGAGAAGAAGCAGACCTCTCTAACGCCTCACCAATACCGCCCGATGAAATAGCGAAATTATTTCCTATTTCATTAAATTTGTCGATGATACTCATGGCAAAATCGCTATTGCTCATGCCATTCATTTCATCTTGGAACGCAGCCATGGTAGAAATCAAGCTCTTTGTTGCACCTTCAACACCTTCGATTTCGTCACCAACAACCGCATATATATTTGCTACTTCAGCAAGACCTTGGGCATCTTCAAAGCCATAGCCCAATCTTGCAAAATCAGCAGTAGAAGCTACTAATCCATCGATAGTAGTTCCGATTTCTTTCGACCTTTTAGCCGCATTTTCTAAGAACTTGCTATAAGCCGCATCGGTTTCATTAGTAACCTTCTTAAGCTCAGTCATAGCAGAGTCAATCAGCTTAACCTGCTCGAACATATCTCTCAAACCTTGAGAAGCATACATAAATACTTCAGCAACAGAGAAATATGCCATATACTCTTTAAACTTATACTTAAGCTTATCAAATGTCGTTAAACCAGTTAATCCAAGAGCTTTTGCCTCTTTTTGAACATTGCGAAATTCTTGTTTGATGTTATTAAAATCAACGCTGTTGTCGCATGCATTCAATTGAGCCTGAAGACGCTTAATTTCATCGCCAAATCTCTTTGCAGCAGCTGAGTTTTCTCTAAGCCAGCTTGTCATATCCGAAGATAATCCCTGTTTAGACGATTGCAATTTTTGTGCGTCAATAGCATTTCGTTCTTGAATTGTGTTTATCTTTATTTGATTATTGACATCTTCTAATATTCTTTGATACCTTCTATACGCAGCAATTTGTTCATCAACATTGTCGCTCGCAAAGGCGGTATTCATATCCATCTGAGCATTGTGTAATGCTTCTAATTTTGTTTGTAATTTCTGAGAAGTATCCGCTAACTTATTAGCATTACTATCAGCCCGTGCAACCTGCTCAGTAAACTTGCCCGCTTCTAAATGAATACTAATTTTTCTAGCAAGTTCAGCTCTTGTATCTTTGTGCTTTTCTTCGATTGCTTTAAGTGTCTTAGCTAAATCATCAGCATTTGCTTGCAAAGTTCCAAATTGACTTGTACTTAACTTGCCGCTAAACGCATTCTTTAAAGACTGATAATCAGCCTCAGCCTCTTCAAGTTGTTTACTCAATTCAGCAAGTTGCTTTGGATTTGTTTCTGGATTTAAACGAGCAGTTTGTGTAGACAAGTTTTCTATTTTCTTCTGGGCATCAAGCAACGCCTTATATGCGTCATTTGCTTCAGCTTTGAGATTGCCCAATTCCGACTTAGCAACGCCCAGCTGACGAGTAAAATCTTGTAACGAACCAGCATCTCCAACCTTTTCAAACGCATCGTCCAACTCTTTAACCGTCTGAGCTATTTGAGGGAAGTTTGAAGCTTCTCGCTTAAACGCAATTAAATCTTGTCTTGCCTCTTCAAGCCCCGTAGAATAACTGTTGCCATCATATTTTGTAGAGACATTTTCAGCGTTTTTATATTCAGATTTTAAACTCTTATATTCACTTATTAATGCCTTAACCTTAATTCGTTCATCTTCAAAAGTATCGCTCGAAGCATTGCCCATAGCCTCAATAGCCAAAATAATTTCGTTATATTTGGCCTTAAGACTATCTAAGTGTGCCGTATCTTGAATTGGCTTTCTAGCATTCGAGTCGGTTGCTGCACGATTCATTTGATTTATTTGATTTGTTAAATCGGCTGCAGCCTTTTTCTGTTGCTTAAGGAATCTCTCAGTTTCGCCTATCTTCTGAGACACCTTAACAAACTCAACAGGATTGTTGTCAACATCAGTACCCTTTGTTAATGTCACATTATTGCGACCAGTTTTGTCTGTACCCATGACAGTCAACATCGTGTTGTTGTTTTTATCCAAACGGGTTACAACCCTGTTGACTACCACATCCATTTCTTCGAGCTTGTTAGTTATGCCTTCGATATCCGCATCTTTAAAGCCCATTTCTTTCAATGCGTCAGACAATTCCTCTGTGTGCTCTTTCATGCTGACAATCTTAATGTCAGCCTCTCTAATGCCCTGTGCCACATTAGTTCTAACGGCACCAGTACTTGTAGCACCAGTACCACCACCAGAACCAGTGGTTGTATTAGTCGCACCAGTAGTAGAGCCACCAAGATTAATTCTTACATTGCCAAGAGCCTCAAGTTGCTGTTTAATCTCACCAACTTGCCCCTTAATCTTATTAATATCTTCAGGGTCAAGTTCAACGCCAAGTTTAATAGGCGTATCCGTTTTAACAGCTGAAATCTCTTGCGCAATACTATCCCTATCAAGCTCAACACCAACTTTGAGTTTGGACTTTGTTTTATAATCCTTTATCTGTTTAGGAATACCAACAAAATCAAGCTTAATACCAACTTTAAGTTTGGTCTGTGTCTTATAGTTCCTAATTTGTTCATTAAGACCATCACGGTCTAACTTGACATTAACAACAACAGGAGTTTGCGCATTTTGCTTTCCTGTCTCTTTGTTAATATCGCTATTATCCAAATGCACATCGACTTTAATTTTAGAAGTTGGATGTATAGCATCTATCTGTTGATTAATATCATCGGATTGTAAATCAACACCGACTTTAAGACGAGAGGTAGGAGCAAGCTTAGCAACGGCGTTATTAACACTATTACTGTTTAACCTTACATCGACATCAAGTGGGTCTGTTGGTTTAGGCAACTTAGCTACCTGCCCATTAATATCTTTAGGGTCTAATTTTACACCAACTTTAATTCTGCTTGTTGGTTTAAATGTGTCTATTACACTATCAATGCCATCTGGGTCTAATGTAGCTTGAACCCTTACTGGCTTTTTTGTTATCTCGCTATCAAATCCTGTTTGAGCTGGTCGTAACTTAACAGGAATTGAAATATCTTTATTTTTATATTCATTTATCTTATTGGTAATTTCCTTAGTTTCACCAACTTTGAAATCTACCGTAATAGGAACAAGCTCTTTGCCAGCATATGTTCTTATCGCCTTTTCAATAGCGTTATCTCTTAATTTGGCACCAACTTCAATTTTTGCACTTGTTTGGAAATTCTTTAACTGTCTATCAATCTCACCCTTGTTAAGCTTAACATTGACTCTGAGCAAATTTTTAGGTATATAATTCTTTACCAATGCATCAATTCTGCTAAAATCTGGGTCAACCGTTACTTTAACGGGTGTCGTCGCTTTATAATTTCTTATTGCCTCCGAGATAGCGCCTTTGTTTAACTCGGCATTAATCTTAATACTTTGGGTCGGTTTCGCATTCGCTATCTGCTGATTGATATTAGATTTATTTAATTCAACATCAACAATAATTGGCTTTTTCGGCGCATAATTATTTATCTTCTTGTCAATACCAGCAGTGCTCAGGTCTGATTCAAGATGAATCTTTTTCGGTGGGGTATAAGCCCTTATTTTATCTGTAATGCCATCCGTATTGAGTATGCTGTCAATACTAATCGCTTTTGCTTTATAACCATTTATCGCCTTTGCAATACCGCTAGTATCCAAATCGGTCTTAATATTAATTGGCGATGCTTTGTATTTGCTGATTTGACTATTAATATCACTCGTATTAAGTTTGACACCAAGATGAACTTTGTAATCAGCCATATATATTTCACACTCCTTTCACAGGTGCATTTATAAACGCACCTCAAAAGGTGCTGTAATTTTCTATTTTAATTTTATTTTTTGTATTTTATTTTTAGATTTTTATTTGTTTTTTAAATAGGGTAGGGGAGAGGGCATAAAATTGGACTTTTATACCCTCTAAACCTTTTTCTATAACTTTAATTGTTATATTAGTTATTTTGCTCTAAAGCATTTTTTAATTTGCCAAGAGAACGCCACTCGGTCTCTTTGGCAGTTACATCATTATATATACTAATCATACTATGACCAGTACCTTCAGCCCAACCAGTAAGATATACAATCAAATCATCTTCTAAACCGATGCGCTTGTACATTGAGACATTATAATGTCTTAATGAGTGCATATATAATGGTTTTCCAACTACTTCACTTAAGTTGCCCATCCAATCCCTCAATCTATCGGCACTAGCAGGCAAGCCATCCTTTGTAATAAATATAAAATCATGTTCTTGGTTAGTTTCTTCCATAATCTCTTTTCTTACTTCTAACCATTTTTTATAATAGGGAAGAAACATATCTTTTAATATATATTTATGGAGAAGTTTCCCGTTAACCCCACGACCTTTTGTAACAATCTCTTTGGTAGTTTCTAAAAACAAACCATCAAACACCGTATTATCTTCGTCAATAAGGTCTATAGTAAATCTTGCAAGTTCTGAAATTCTTGCTCCGCAAGAAATAGCCAAAGCAAGAAGACACTGTTCTTGAACCATATTATTTTCTTCAAGATAATTCATTAAATTATCAATATCTTCTTTTTGCAAAACTGTCTTTTCTCTAACATTTTCCTTAACGGGCTTTTCAATCTTAGGTAAAAGATTGCGAAAATTAGGGTAATCTTCGTCAAAGAAATTTTCAATCCAAGCACTAAAACTCGAAAGACTGCTGTGCATTTGATGGAAGCGGTTGGCTGACCACTTAAGCTCCATGACACAAAAATCAAAGAAATCTGCATACTCAATTTTTCTGATATCCATAAATAACTTGTTTTCGTTGTAAAGCAAATTCCAAGTTAGAAACATCGTCAAGTTTGAGCGATATACCGTCACAGATTTAGGAGAATGTTTAGTTGCAAAATTTTTCAAATATCTCTCCATAAATTTAATATTATCTTTATTAATTTGAGATGTTAACTCAGGACTTGTTATAATTTTTCTAAATGTTTCTCTACCATTACTTTTTGCCATATAATCATCCTCCTTTCTAAATAAATTATAATCCTTGTTTTTTTAATTCTTGTTTAATTAATCTTTCTATGCCTTGTTTACCGCCAAGATTCTTCATGCTGCCAGTCCATATAGCTGTTCCGTCTTCATATCCACCGTGCGGTAAAGCACCAGTCATAGCCGTATCCTGAATCTTTTCATCGCTCCAACAAGCAAGACCATATCCGCCGCTTTGCAAAGGAATCCAACCTTTTTCATAATTAGGCGTATTAAAACCAACTTCTGCTTCTACGCTATCGCCAACTTGTGTAACGCCAGTAGACTCTAATGAACCCGATAAGGCATCAGTTCTTATATATTCTTCGGGGTCAAATTCTGAATAAAACTGATTTAGATTATCAGCGAATTCTTTATGAACCTTCTTTTCGGCATTGGCAACCGCCTCAACGCATTTTTTCATTAAAAACTTTTTTAATTGAGCGTCATTTTTAATATCCATACTTAATTATTAACCCAAGACATTATCTTGCGATTTTGCCTCGGCAATATCCTCTAAATTTTTCTTATGAACATCACTATTCATATAAGCATTTACAATGCTATCCACATTCAAATCACCAGTCATACCAGCAAATTTTTGCGCCATTTGCATAGCGCTATCCAAATCAACCTCGTTAACCTTCTTTTCCAAAGTTGCAATCAAACTCGAAAGCGCCTCATTAAAGGGATTCAGGTGAATGCCAGTAAGATACTGTATGTTTAAATCAACAGCATGATTTAATTCCTCAAGCAACCCTTCCTTCATATTGGCTTTGATTACATCCACAACATTAGTTTCTGTTAAGAAATGCTCAATAAGAATAATCGGGTTAATATCGTCGCCATCTTCGTCTTTCATATTAATAAAGGACGTGTCTATATTGGTAAATGTATCAATAAGGACAAAATCAAAAATCAAATCTCTAAGGACAACATCATAACCATTATCACTAATAAGGCTGTTAACTACATTCCTAACAAACGCTTGTTTCTCGTGTGCAGACAAAGAGGTTGCAAAATCAAAGTCATAAGATTTGTCATTGTAAATTAAAACGCCATTTTTCATTTCATTCATCATAATATTTATACCTTTCTTTTCTTGCATTTTTACATAAAATTTTCATTTTAAGTTTTATTTATTTTTTATATATTTCATTGTTGTGTTTCAAAAAACTTATCAAAATTCCAACGATAGCGAGTACGCTTTTTCTCGCCCTTTATTTTAATTGCCTTGCCCACGGTTAGCAAATCTAATTCATTAAACGACTTTTTATTTATTTGTTTAATCATATTGTTGAAATCCTCTATTCTTTGGAAATAACATCTTTCACAGTCATTCTCTTCGTCACGGAAATCAAAGAAAAACCCCGCTTTAACATTCTCATACTTAGAAAATTCTGTTAAACCAAGTATTTGATGCTTATGTACCATTTTATTTTGGTCGTCATCGTCATTTATATTCTCAAAACTGATACTACGATATTTCGTAGTTTTTAGTTCAACGGGATAAAGCGTTTTACCATCAAATAAAATAAAATCGCATGGTGTACGGCGAGTAAATCGAGTAAGTTTACTTTTGCTAAATGCTTGGGGAGAATCATTTAATCTAACGACAAGAACACGAGGGGGGAGGGAAGCTCTAAAATCAGCCTCAAACACTTTACCTGTATTAGCCATTGTTATTATCCTTATTTTCAATCCACTTAAGCTTCGCCCATGCGTGGTCTTTTTTCCAAAATACAAACACCCACTTCATTTGTCCGTCAACAAACAAATCTACGAGTTCACAACCCCAAGAACGATAATATGCCGACTGTACAGGATTTCTAAAAAAACAACAATCTTCCGCATCATACATTTGACCGTTTAATTCGGATATCATTTTCATTTTCTTTTCACCATTTTTATACCTTTCTTCATATGTTTCTTACATCAAACGCTGAATTGTAAAAAAAAGGATATATTGATTAATGAATGTGTGTGAAACTCTCATAATACAATATATCCTTTCATTTATAATTCAACTTAATTCACACACAAAATAGTAGAAAAGAACATTACTCTACTTCTACCTTATAATTTCTCTTACGAGACACGATAGGTTTTACAATGTCTGTAACATTCTCAATAACCATATCGGTTTCATCCTTTGCAACTTCTGCTTCAATAGGCTTAGCCTTCTCAGCAGTTTTTACAATGGGTTTTTCTTCTTTTAAAATATCTTTAATGATTTTCTTGATATTGGGTTTCAACAACTCCAAATCTTGCAAATCAACATTTTGCAATTTCATTCTTGCTTCATCCTTGGTATACACCTTTGTATTATAACCGTGTATAATTTGGAACACTTTAAAATGCTCGGCAGTATCCGTATGTATTTTCCAAGGCGACAAACGCATTGAATCAGAGCAAGACATACACATATAATATGGACTGCCACAAATAGCGCAATATGCATTATTCTTTTCTGCCATTATGCCACCTCCATTAAAATAAATAGAGTAGGGGACAAGCCCCTACTCATATAAAAATTTATTAGTTATAACTAAATTACTCAGCAGCAACAATGATAGTGAACAGGTCGCCATCATCATCACAGTAGTTCTTCATCATAGTAAACTCAAATGCATGCTTACCAGTAGAAGTGAGCGCAAGTTCAACCTGCTCAGGGTTAAGCTTAGCTCTAGGACAAACAATCTTACCAGCGTACTTAACATTCTCATTACACTTATCTCTAAAGATAGCATAAATAACAACCTCGCAAGCCTCAGGGAACTGAGAAGCCTTGTTCACAATACGAAGAGCGTTCTTATTCTCGAACTGATACTCAACATAAACCTTGCCAGTAAGACCAGTAGGAACGGTAATCTCCTTGCCAGAAATTACGAATGCGGTTACACTTGCCTCAGCACCAGCAGTATACTTGGTAGATGTCTGACCATTCTCAACTGCATAGAGATACTTAACAGAACTAGTCTCAACGCCATCAACAGATACCTTTACAGGCTCATTTGCAAGAGTTACCTTACCGTCCTTAATATCAAGGGTTTCATAAGTATAATCTACAATAGAATCACCCTCACCAAGAACTTCCTTCTTGGTACCATACTGAGCAGCAGCAAGGTCAAGAGAGATAAGAGAGTTAGAAGCAGAGAAGGTAGCCTTCTTTGCACGATAAAGAGTAGTAATAAGAGCGCCAATAGCGTCAGTTACCTCTTCGCCCTCGGCTGTACAGGAAAGAGAGGGGTCTTCAAGAGAGGTAAGTCTAAAAAGAAGCTCCTTTGTGCTGAGGTCGTGAGCAGTAAGAGAACGCACACGGTCTAAAAGCAATTCATTAATATTAAAAGCCATAGTATTTTCCTCCAATTTATTTTATCTATCAATATTTTACAATTAATTCACATACTTCCAATGGTATCCTTTGCTTTGGGCTTGTTTACCTTGACAACACAATACTATTGAACTTTTAGCACAAGATGTCGCCTTGTTAGCGTCATTTAGATTATCAAAAATGCGATTTAATTCTTCACAAAAGAACAATCTTCCCATATGATTTAAGGCGGCATTTCTCAACTTTGCTTTTGCTTCGTCCGAAAAATGCTTCCCGTACATTGGGTGATTTTCTCCGCATTTAGCTTTCTGCATTTTTGCCAAAGATTCATCTGTGTGCCTTTTGCCTTTGAAACCAGTGCAATTTTCAGAAATGCGCTTTCTTGTTTCGGCAGTTTGCGGATGACCACCATGTTCACCGCCAGTAGACATATTATAGCCATACCGTCTATCTACAGAATTATAAAAAGATATATAATATTGCTCCCAATAACTTGCTTCTGTCTTTGTAAGGTTTTCTTTTATAATTTTATGTTCAAAATTATCCCAACCATACTTTTCAATCGCATTTCTAAAATGAGTGCCTTCCTTATATCTTTTGCCATTTCTCCATCGCTCTTCTGGTTTCATGCTTGTTAAGCCAATATAAATTTTACCATTGATTTTATTCGTATGTGCATAAATAATATAACTCATATTTTTATCCTCTATATCGAAGATAAGGGTGGTGGGAACACACCCCACCATGAGTCACCCTTAACTCTATAACTTTATTAGTTATATAAATAATCCATTTCGGACTTGTTTCACTTATATTTCACCAGCCCAATCCAAACGAGTTTTGTCAACTCCTTTAAGGCTGGCAAATCCAGAATATGCACCTTGTAATAGCAAGGTTGCATCTTGTATTTTGTTGATTCTTTTTATACTATCAAAGAACATATAGATTTTTGTATTCCAAATAGAATCGTTGCCTAATTGTCCTGTCTTTACTGCTAAAGCAGAAATAAGAGGTTGCAACACACTCTTATACGGCTTTTGTGCAGCCAACATTGCTTCTTCTCTTGCGTCATCAATAAAAATCATCTTAGTTGATTCGTTGCCTGGGATTTCATTGTTTCGCTTGAAACCATGAATCTTTCTAACGGCATCAACGATTCTTGAATACACAAGTCGGTCAATAGTTATATCATGTTCTTTATCGTATAAAATAGTTTCATCATTCTTGTCTGATTGATATTCCTCAAAATCAGCCAAGTCTATATCTTTTAAAATCAGAGAGAGGGGGTTAACTAACATATCAGCCAATTCCTCTTCTGATATATTTTTTAATTGTTCTGCATACTTTTCTCGATTTTCCGTTAATTCTTTATAGATGTACTTTTTACTACTCAAACTTCTCCAAATCATTTTCTTAAATAGTTCAAAGTCTTCAATCGTAGTATAATCAATCCCAAAGTAATCCCATAATTGCCATTTAAAATCGGCACCTACACCAGTCAAACAGTGAACTGTTTGAAAGTATCGTTTCTCACCAAATTCAATGATTTGGTCAATCGTAGGTTGAATAACAATTATTTTATCGGTAATCGGTATATCAGAACCTCTATAAATTTTTAATTCGTCTATATCAAACATTTCCACATTACCTCGTTTATATTATTCATTTTCATCACAAAACGACCAATTCAAATCTAAACATTGAAAAATTAACTTCCTATACAAATAATCTGTTTGAGAAGCGCCTTCAATATTGCTTATCAACTTAGTATTGCCAATGCCAAATCCGCTTTTACCGTTGATTTTCTTGTCTATTAATTCCGACAAATAATCATTTCGATTTTGCGTAACTTTTGGCACATTATCTACCGACATATGTCGCTCATGAGAGATGACCCATATTTCAATTGTCGGTTTTACATGAATAGCCGAATTGCCGTGATAATCACTGTAATAATTTTGAGGTATATGAACCTGTATTGTTATAAATGTTCCTACTTTATTTAAAGTATGTGGGTTTTGATTATAATTAAAAATGTGTGTTCCAATTAGTTTTTCTGGTTCATTTGGCTTAATATCGCTGCTATCAATTGCAGCTATAATCTCTGAGTCTTTGATAAATTCTTTAATAATTCTGTTTTTTGCTTTCCTAATAATCGATGAATTAGCCATTACAACAGTGATTTAACTTTGATAAGTAGCGAGGAAGGAGAGACATTGACATTTTTATTCTCAGCCGATAGAACTAATTTAAATTCTTCGTCAATATATGTGTCATCGTCTATACCAATACTCAAACCATTATCAAATTCCTCCGCTTGTAATTTATCTGAAAAAGAGCAAATCACATTCCAATGTGGTGATATATTAGCCACCTCATTACCCATACTATCATAGAATTTACCAATAAATTTCTGGGCGTCGCCACCAGATTTAATAACCGTAGTATCATAATCAATTACCGCTTTTAATGTTTTATTTTCATTTACATTTGCGACAGAAACAAGACTATTTATGCTTGCATTTTGATTTGATACATCGATGTAATCACAAATGCCCAAATCAGGTCTATCGGCGTCCATATTATTTGGATGTTCATATACCGTTACTCTTACAATACCCTTTTTACCATAATTGTAACTGGTCGTATCATTTTGAGTAACAATAAACGAAGTAGGATTGTTAATAGCCTTATCAAGATAAAACCTTTGTGGCGTACTAATCTCAACAGTATTTTCATCGCAAGGCAATATAAGCATATGCTGCGAAGAACTAATAGTGAAATGCATATTAGATTGTTCGCCAGAGTTATACTGCGTAGCGTTCATATCATAACAAGGATACTCCAAAATTGTTCCATCTTTTTTCTGCCACTTTAACATCCAGTTGCAAAGTGTGAATTTACCTTTATAATGTATATTATCAACATTACAGGCTTCAGTACAAATTAAATATTCATCTTCATTTGTATTGTATACAACATCGCCTACAACAACAGGATTCTTATATGGCGTTTGAAATTTTACTGTAACACCATTTGCTGCAGAATAAGCTCTGCCATATAAACGAATATCAATTGGCGTCTCATGCCGATATTCTTTTAAGCCCAATTTCCAAAAATAAACATCAGAAACAAACGACGGGTCATCTGAGAATGTTTCTTTTAATAATTCTCTAGTATTCAAAATATACTCATCTCTTAAAGACCCACCACTATAAGACATTTTCTTATTAAATCTATCCAAACATTTCATTCGACCCACCACCTTTCATTATAAATCTATTAAAATGTTGATTTCTTATAACCAGCACCAAGTTTTACACCTAATTCTTTTGCACCCATCCACGCATAACGAGAAAGAAGGGTCTCGTTTTCTTTGGTATAAGTTGTACGCATGGCGACCAACTTATCAAGGAAATTAGCGGGTGAAAAGACTTTAAAATCACTCGAAGGTAATTGAACCTTTAAAAGTGTAGGTGTTCTGATGTACTCACTATCAATATACTCAATAAGCAAATAATTACTTAGTATCTCAATTTCAATGTCTGACAGTTCAATATTAAATCTTTGTAGAATATCATCTCTGTCATTTAAGTTCTTCCTACACACATGGAATCTTGAAATTGCGGGTATAAAAAAATCGTGTAAATAATCTTTTACTTCTTCGGTAGACATGAGTGGTATTTCATAACTACGAAATTTAGGTAAAAGATTTTCGTAAAGTTTTTCATATGAAGTAGCCATCATATCTACCTCTCAAATTTTATAAATTTAAATCAACCAAGGAATACCATCAAATCAATCTGCAAACGCTTTTCAAGTTCTCTGATAACAAATACATCTGTTACCTCGCTACCAATAACAAGATTCTTAACCTTGTCACAGATTGCAAACTTCAAACCATTAGGAGTTGAATTAATAGCATCGCAAATAGTTTCAATATTTTTCTTGGTATAGTTCGAACCATCCATAAGGTACTCATACTTCTCAAATGTTTTATTCAGACCAAACGCCTTGATAACTCTATCATCATTAGGCTTAAGCCAAAGATTCTTAAAATATCCCTTATGACTTCTCCACATATTCTTAAGTATGTCAAAAGTCATAAGCTCAATATGACCAGCATTATACCACTCATACATATCAAGAGTTTTGCTATCTTTATAGCTGACATTAGGAATTAGAGAAATTACTTCAATCTCATCAGAGTCTTTAAGAGGTTCTTCCTTGATTGTTTTCTTTGTAGTTTTTATATTTTCTTCATTCATTTCTGCCTCTGTGCTTACATTAATCATGTTTTCATCAGTAGGCTTAGTTGCGGTTCTTGCCATAGCCAATCAACCACCTTTCTTTTAAAAATCCAAATATTTTTATATAATGTATATAACCTTGCTATTAAGCGAAACGGAACATACCAAATGCCTGAGGAAGTTCCATACCCATACCGAAGCAAGTCTGAACCTGAAGTTCAAGAGACATATCATTGTTAACTCTGCCATCACGAACTTCCTGAGTACGAGTATCGCCAATGAACTCAACCTTGATAGGCTTAACATCGCCGCCCATAATGAAGAGCACATCGTTATCAAGAGCAAGCTTGAAAGTGCCTTCCTTGATTACCTGAGGAATAACCATAAGACGGTTGCCTTCCCACTCGCCAATAGTACCAGTATTTGCCTTAGCCTCACGCTGAGAATCAGCAAAATACTTATCAGGAACAATGTTACCAAGCTTTCTAAGAGCACCCTTAGTACCAGCGATGGTAAGGTTGGAATAGCCACCAGCAGCCTGAACCAAGTCGCAAAGAGCGCCAACTGCTTCCTCGGAGTTACCATTTGAAGAGAACTCAGCAGGAACAACGGACATAATGCTCTGGAACATTACATAGATTCTTTCCTTAATATACTTGTTAAAGGACTTATAAATTACATCGGTAAGTCTCTCAAGAGAAGCGATGCCGAGAAGGAATCTTTCAAGCTCATCATATACATGGATGTATACCCACTCCTTCTCAAGAGTATACTCCTCGCCTCCGTCAAGAGCCTCACGGTTAGTATCCCAGTGATTGCCAGCGAAGGACGCAACGGTTACATAGCTCTTGCCCTCAGAGTACCAAGCAGTCTTGTCGCCAAGAGCACGGTTCTTGAACTCTACAAAATTATCAATAAAGGGAATATCAGCAAAATCGTTAGAAATAGTGAGGTTAACAATCTCCTCAATAATCTCAAAGAGAGTAATGTTATTACGACGATATGCCTGATAAAAGGTAGCACCCTTAAGAATATCGTTGTTAATAGTCTCTCTCAAATAATTTTCAAGGTCAGCACGGCTAACCTTCTCCTTGTCTACATGAAGGGAGAAATCACCTCTAGCTAAATCATTAGCAAGGTCGAAAACCTTCATCTCGTCTGCACTAAAATTAGTTCTCATATTCTATTACCTCCTTACTAAATTAAGCCAGAGTCTCTACCTTAACTGTGTACATCATACGAGCATAACCATAAGTACGAATACCAGTTACAAGAGTAGAGCCAATCTGACGCTTTCTCATAATCTTACCAACCATTGCTGCGCCATCAACAGGAGCATCAGCAACAACAAGCTTACCATTAGTATCAATGGAAACATACTTGCCAATCTCAGGAGTGCCTACAAAGCCCTCAGTAGAAAGAGCGAACTCGTCACCCTCTGCGAGTGTGAATGCACGGAAAGGACGCTTTGCTACATTAGTGAACTTATCCTTACGCTGATTGGTCATACGAGAAGTATCCTCAGTCCACTCAGGCATATGAACAAGAACTACAGGCGCACCCATCTTAGTGCCAGCCTTAAAATCATAAATTACACCGCCATCTTCCTTATCCTCAAGATAGCCAAGTGTACCATTGTCAATATCAACATCAGAAACCGCATCCCAAATACGCTCTGCATAATGCACAGCTCTAAGGTTAGAGGTTTCGCAAACTGTATGTACTGCCATGTTATTATCCTCCATTATTATATAAATTTATTTTTTGTTATTTTTTAGTTTTTAACCTTAATATAACCATACTTAGTTATAACAAAGCCATCTTTTTCGCCATTATCAACAAGTCCAGCAGTCATAATGTTCTCGTGAGACTTGCTAAAGTTAGCATTTGCAAGATTCTTTCTTGCGTACAAAATTGCACATTCGCTTTCAATCTCTTTGACCGACATTTCAGCCTTCTTCTCTTTAAGAGCGGCAAAATTAACATCGTCAGTTAAAACAGATTCATACTTGGCAAACTCTGCATCCTTCTGAGCGTCTATCTCAGCTTCAATACGAGCCTGTTCAGCCTTAACATAATCTTCATACTTAGGCTTCATTTCCTCGAACTCGGCGCTAACTTGATTAAACTTTTCTTCAATCTCATTCTTAGCCGTTTCAAACTCAGAAACTTTTGCCTCGTACTCAGAAACCCTAGCTTCTGCGTCAGAGACTTTTGTGTTTGCTTCTTCAATTTTTGCAAAAGCAGCATTTTCAATTTCTTCAATATGTTTGCCGAAATTAAATGCACCTTCGGGAGATGTAGTTCCATCTACATAGTCCTCATAAGAAATCTTCTTTCGTTTGCCACTTTCAAAATCAATCTCCACACTATCACCATTCACAGTAAATGAAAAACCGAAGTAATTATAATTGTTCTTTCTGTCTACAACAATTACTTCATTTTCTTGAATATCTACAGCGTAATAACGAGGATATTTGTCACCCCATCTATCCTCTATCATTTCATGCTGTGCGATAGTAGCAGAGATATCATCGAACATCTGCAATACAGTAGAAAAATCCGTGTTCTGCATAGTCTTAATACCTCCTTTATTATTTTCATTCACCATATCAGTTGATTTGGTGAAGGGTGTGTCATTTACAAGCTTTGTAAATGCACTATATTTATCGTTAAGTTCACTTTGAATATTTTTAACAAAATCACTCATTGTAAACTGAACTTCAACCGTAGAGTTAATCATAGCTGGCTCATAATCATCACCGAGAATACACGCAGCCCTAAATGAAAACTTAGTAAAATGAAATAATCCGTCTTCATCTTCATAACCCTCAATAGAAACACCATCATCCCACAGTTCCATGGATTGATTTTTAATTAAGTCTCTATTTATAATTTCAGAACTATCCTCAAACATATTCCAAATTAAACCATCAACAACCAAGAATGTTCGTGTTTCACCATCATCACATAAGCGTTCTTCGTAATGAGCGTTATTATCTTCCGATGACATTATGACACCATAGGCATTGCCCATATATTTTCTACGAATACCTTTTCCATCTTTAGTTATGATATATCTATGATTAGAACAGTCCTTTTCACCAATTTTGTTGTCTTCTATAAAGGCAACAATCGGTATATATTCCAAAGTAGAAATTGCATTATCTACTACCTCTTTTTCGAAAATACTTCCATTAAAATTTTCACCAAGATGCATCAACCAAATTCTTACTTTAGTAAATCTGCCGTCTACACTCTCAATATCCTCAACCTTTTCAAAAGTGACAGGGAAGGATAACGCAGACTTTTTAACTTTTGATTCTGACATATTATCCCTCCTTATCTATCTATGTTGGAATCTAAATCTTTTGTTTTCTCGCCACTCTCATCAAGGGTTTCGCCTTTGCTTGCAGCAGAAGGACGCCCAGCTTCTGATTCGTTTTGAGAACTATTGAACGAAGACTGGAGCGGCACAAAGTTGTTTTGGAAATCAAAAATATCTTGATGTACGGTAAACGACCCCAATGTGCGAGAGGGAGTCATATCAAGAGTGGCAAGCCACTTGTCAATAACTGTTGCGCCAAGTGCAACAGCTTCTTTATATCTTTTAGAAACCGTATCTCGATTGAAAATCGTAACATCTAAAAGATAGAAAAAGAATTTAAATGCGGGCTTATTATATTTTTTAATTTTAATATAGCGATTAATCCATCTCTCAAATTGTCTATATAACCCATAGACAAAACCAGCATCATTTTCAATTGAAAATGTTACCGCTGTACCTGAGGAGCTACCATTATAAAGTTCTTTTGAAATACCTGACGAATTATAAATTTCATCAATTGCATCACTTACATTGTTTCTTGTATTGCTTGAATCCTTGAAACTAATGGGCGTAGCACTTGAACCAAGTGTATGAATAAGACCAATATCATCGGTCATACTCTCTCTATTAATCTCGGCAAAAATACCAAGTGTATCTGGAGTTAAGAGAGGCTTATCAACCACACTCTCATCAATAGGCACTTCAACAGCGATAGCTTTATAATTATCTGTTCTTGCCGATTGCAGCTTTAATTTCTTGTAAATATCCAAATCTAAGATATCTTTAATTAATCCAATCAAAATAGGGTAGGGGAATGTCCATTGACTATTAAGTTTAAAACAAGCTTGCTTATCAGCAGGTGGCGAATACCATTGACCACTAATATTAGGGTTATCCTTACCATCTTTTAAATCAATATAAGCTTGTTGTACATAATTGGGATAGGCACTTAAATTCTGCCCCTTAATTTGAGTTAGGTCAATTCTGAAATTATACAATCCATCTTGAATTTGATATAATTCACAAATTTTATAGTCTATCTGTTGGAAGAAAAAGTCAGACTGATTCTCAAACACCAATCCACAATAAATATCTTGATAAGGTATAACCTTCATTATTTTAGAAAATTCGTGTTTCAAATTCATATTTTCTAACTTAGCTGCAAGAGCTGCGTAAGACTTCTTTACGCTATCAGCCTTAACATTCTCTTTGATATCATATAAGTCTATCCACCAACAGAACAGACCCATATTAGAATATAGATTATTCATTCTAAAGTAATGGGGGGAGATACGCATAAGTTGCTCCGATAAGCTCAGAAGTATCTTCCATCCTTGTTTTGGATGCTTTAACGCTAATTCTATATCTCGCAAACTAATATCGCCAATGCGACCATTGTCGATAACACTAGTACGAGTGCAAAGGTCATATGTCATAAGACGAGAGAAATTCGCCCAATCAAGTTTGCCATCTTTCATAGATTGATTAAACTTGTTTTGGTCGTTCTTATAATCTTTTTCTGTATATATAACCTGTGTATGTTTTCCCTTATTACTCAAAACGATATCTCACCCCTTTCTTTAGAATTCTGTATATTGTATTATTTATAAATTTAGTAAGCATCAATAAACTATAGGTTTTTGATTTAATCTTCTAAGTTTTGATGCGTAATCAGAAGCGTTAAATCCAGTTTTTTGTTTTCTCAACATTTCTCGTTCAAGTTGGCATTGCACCCAATAATTATATGCAATAGAAGAATAGCGGTCTTTTCGCATACCACTTTTTTCAGTTATCTTGACATTCGTACCTTTAATCTCATACTCAAGATTTATCAATTCATAAACAAGCAATGTTGTTTGGATATAAGGTAGCTTATATTGCATTTGCTCACCAACTGGCATTTTAGCAAAACCTTTAATTTTATCTTTTAAAATTTCTTCAGCCTCAAACTCGGAGACCAGCAAATTAATTTTGCCGTTTTGAAATCCACTACGCAGTAATGTACATATCTCATTATTAAAAGATGCACTTGCTTTAATTGACCAAATCACCTTTGGAGCATTATCAACCTTACATCTCTCTGCCATAGCCTTATCATTACAGCAAGAGAGGGCGGGGTATAATTCGCCAGTTGTTGGGTCAACGATATCCTGAATAAGCATGTCAAAAACGGATAAACCAACGCCATTAGTATCCACTACAAGGTCAGTACATTTATACATATCATATAATCTACGCACAACCAACGCCAACTCGTCAGTAGTTAAACCTTCGTGATTTTCCATATAGATTATGTTAGATGTATAATTATCATTATTAGTTGGAATAGCACTATTAATTACAATAGCACTAGCGTCATTATTCTGTTTTTTAGATGCCATCAACGCAATATCAACAGATAAAATTCTGCGTTCATTTGGCACCAAATCTGGTATTTTTAAATTCCTACTATTATTAGTTACAGAAGTAGGATAAACAGCAGTCTTTAATTTTCGACGATTTGATATATCATCAAAAGTGAAAAATGCCCCATCGGTATCACCATACCAAAGACATTCCATCTCCATGCTAAATTTCAACGGGTCAAAATCTGATTCTGACATTTCATCTTCAATTTGGTCTCTTGACAATAAATTTTCTTTTATCGAAATTTGATAGGGAAGACCGCATATAAAATATTTCTTAGTTTCATCAAGCATATTGACTACATATGCTTTTGCCTTATCAAAACTCCAGTGACTTTTATCGTTATTGTTAACCCATAGGTTTTTTATCCTATGGCTCTTACACTTTTCCATCATGTAAGACCAGCATACATTTTCACCCATTTATATTACTATAAATTCAGGGTGGCGGAGGCTCGTGGAGATATTATTCCTTTCATAATAACGGTCAATCTCTATGCGTTACAGACAATATTAGATATTATTGCCCTCGGTATTATCCTATGAATTTGGAGGACTTCACCGATACACCCCGCTCATAACATAATTTATTTCTAAATTAAGCGGCTATACTTTTAATTTCATTTATTTTTTGATATTTTCGGTCTAAATAGATATGGGCGTCAGAATATAATAAATCTATCAACTTTAAAATTTCTTGTTTGCTACTAGACATTAATCTAAAAGAGTTCGTCCCTTTTCTACAATAAAGATTAGTCTTAATATTTACTGACAATAAATATTCCTGAATTTGTTTAAGCAGCATTTTGCTTGCGCCAACAATTTCAAATGTATATCTATATCTATTATTTTTAGTATCATATTGATAATAATATGAGCCATCGCCATCAAAGAGACCTCTTAAATAATGTGGCATTAAATCACTATCAATGCTTGGCAATTGAATATCATAACTCTTTCTTTGATGTATATGATATTTTGCCAAGTCTGTACACAATTTCAAAGAATTCAACACAATACGAGAAGTAGTTGAGCCATTAGCATTACAAAACCCAACCGTAGATGTATGTCTCTGTAAAGCAATATCGTTTGCTTCGATTGTATTTTGAAATTTTTCTAAATGGCTTTCATCTATATGACTTAAATTGATGTATAATCGGTATGAATTATATTCGCTACTTTTTACAATACTTCCATCGGCAGCAATAAATCCAAGCCAATACGCTTTTTCTTCCGTATTAATATTTTCAAAATAATCTTCATTGAAAAAGTGTTTTCTTACACCTTTTCTCATTAACACATCCTCCTATAAATTATAAAAGCAACAATGCTGAGGATGCTGTCTCCCGACATGACTTTGGCATTGTTGCAATGTAAAAATGAAATTAATTTTTAACCAAGCACTGGACATATATAATTCTTTGTTTCGCTCTATTAAGTGTGCATATTTTGGATTATTTAAATAATTCGGCTGTCTTGGAGCGGTTAAAAATCTTCTTAAAACGGTATTAATAGTGTCTAAGTCTACCATTCTAAATTCATCAACAAGCAGAATATTAGCACGACTACCACGACCACTATCCGAAGCAGTAACTACCTTTATCCAAGAACCATTTGCAAATTCTATGACAGCCTTATTTGCACCCACAGAAGCATATGTAATTTCTCGTCTTAAATTATCAGAGCCCCAACCATAATTCTTCATAAAGTCCTCGGTAATTTTTAGAAGAACTTCGTTTGCTTGGGGGCGAGTGGCTGATGCTACGCATATCTTTGTTTTAGGAAACAAAATGCATCTAACAACACAAAAAAGAGCAGTAAGAAAGGTCTTACCCTGACCTCTGGCTGCTAAATACATAAAGAAATTGCTACACATCATCATATATAACAATATCTTCTGAAATAGTTTTAAATTAATATTTAAATAATCTTTAACAAATCTTTGAGGGTTACATCTATAAAAACTTGCCCAAAGTTGTTACCAATATGCAACTCCATTCATAATTCTTTCAGCCTTTTCATTTGCCAATTGTTTTTCTGATTTTTTTTGTCGCATATTAATTAACCACCTCCTTATTCATTATCCGAATTAGAAGTTTGGCTTCCAAAAATAGCGTCAAATAAAATTTCGCTATTTTCTTCATCGTTATATTCTGGTTTTTTTACAGTATATTTTTTCATAAACTTGCTATACAAGTTAGACATCGCATTTTTTAATCCCATCATTTTTGATAAATGCCCCTTAAAGAAAACATCTATATAAAAGCCTATTTTATCTACATCTTTAAGTTCCTCGTCAATTTCAGGAAGAGGTCGTTCATTTTCCCATTTATCAATTAAAGTACCAAAAGTTTGATTATCGGCAGCGGCATCACCAACATTTTGTTTAGGCTGTAATTTAGCAGTCTCAAGCAACTTCTGAAAAGTTGCATCTAAATCCTTGGTATCGTCACCTCTGCGGGTTGCTTTTAAAATTTCTAATTGCTTAAAACATAGTCGCTTGAACACTTCTTCTTGTGCCTTGGTTTTACACTCATGCCTAGCAACCCAGTCATCATATTCTCTTTTTAAAAACTTATAATCATCTTCAGTAAATCCATTACCAAAAAAACTAATTGTATTGTCGTCCAGTTCAAAATCATCAGACGCACTGATTAAGACACCAGAATCAACATCATTTTGTTCTTCTTCGGCTATAGTATTTTCATAACTTTCACCATTACGATTATATTGCCAAAGCTGAATTGTTTGCATGTATTTCGCCATTGGCGATACAACTCTGCTATCTTCATTAAATTTTCTCAAAGATGAATTAAAAACATCTTCTTTGTAGTAAACATCTAAAAACATACATAATCTCTTTACCGCTTTTCGTTCAGGATTTGCATAACCCTGCTTCATATATCGGTCAAAGTAATATTGATAAAGTTTTTCTATGCATTGTTTGCAGTAGGGTATTCTACCAAGACCAACATAAGAATCGCTTCCTAAACCACTATAAAATTTACTATTAGAGGTGTAATAGTTTGTTTCAACATAGTTTTTGCCACAATACAAACATATGCCTTTAGCTTTAGGTTCCTTAGTTGTTTTAGCCATAAGTTTACCTCCAAAATATTTCTACATAAAATATTTATTTATTAAAAGCGGTTTGCTTATTGGCAGACCACTCGCTCAACAATTTGTCTAATTTTTCATTCTTTACATAAACCCAAAACAGGCTTTTGCTATTAGGGTTTAATGCTGCCAACTTATATCTCACACCATTCTCATAAAGAAATTCTCTAAGATTGAGAGAGTAGCAGCAATATAATTCTATATCTTTCTTATTTATATCCATATATATAACCTTATCTCTTAATTTAATTTTAATATGTATTCACAAGTCTTTCCCTTGTCTTGTTCAAACACCAATAACTTAGCGGAGGCATTTGATGTTTTCCTTAAAGACAAAGAATAACTGTCTACTCCAATAATAGAACCAATATTTATTACTTCTTGATTTACACCAACTTCTTCGACTTTATTATGATGTAAATGACCAGCCAGCAAGTATTGAATATGTATGCCATAAATAGAGGAGAACTCTTTGATGGCGTTGCCCATGTTCTTTACCTCGCCGTGTATTCCCAATATTGGATTGCCTACAAGCTCTGCATAAATATAGCCAGTAGGATTTTCAATATATTCAAAATTAGGATTATCCTTTAATCGTGTTTTAATAAACTCGGATACAACCTTGCCCATATTGTCTTCTGTAAAAGTACCTTTGGGCGCTCCAAGCATTCGAAGCTCGGTATGATTGCCGTTAGTAGACTGATAGACTACTCGCACATACTTGGTTAACTCATTAATCCAATTGCTAATAAAGTCAGCATACTTAATCGTTCCATCTACAACACCATATCTTAACTTCATTAATTGCGAAACCCTTAAAATGCCGTCGCTAAAGTCACCCATAGAAAAAACATTCAAAGTATCAATATTTTCTTTTTGAATAATCTCAATGGTTTGGTTAAACAAGTCCCACATTCTCTTTTCAAAAATCTCTGGACTATAAGCATTAAGAATCTCTCCAAATAATCCTTTTAATTCAAACTCTACACCATAATGTTCATCACCAAAAACTAACGCATAAGCACGAGAGTTATGCACGGGATAAATATGATGAGGGATATCAAGAGAGGGAAGAGAGGATACCGCATTGCAAATTTTCTCTGTAATTAGCTCATCTCTTGCTTCTTCTCTAAGCCAGCGAGAATATTCCAACTTCTCAGTTTGCACCTGAGCCTTTACTTTTTGTAATTCTCGCTTTTCAGTCTGCAGCTTTTTATAATATTCATCTTCATTTGCACCAAATACACCAGCCTCATAGAAATCTCTTGCGTACTTTACAGCCTTTCTATAAGCCGACTCATCTCTGTATTGAGACTCATCATCGCCAAATAATTCTCGGTTAACAAAAGAAGTTATTTCTTTCCAATTCTTATATTTGCCAGACTGAACTAATTCGTCCATTCGCCAAATATATTGATGATAATTCTCATCATTTAATTTCTTAAACTCATTCATACTTAATTTATTCAACCTCCAAACATTACAATAAAATATAAAAACGGCATATCCATATGCCGTCGAATTTATGGAGCTATCGGTGAGACTCGGACTCACAACATCTGCATTACAAATGCAGCCCTCTACCAATTGAGATACGATAGCATAATGGCGATTCCAAGGGGGTTCGAACCCCTGACCTCCAGCGTGACAGGCTGGCACTCTAACCAAACTGAGCTACGGAACCGTGTGGTGGAGATGATGGGATTCGAACCCATGACCCCCTGCTTGCAGGACAGGTGCTCTCCCAGCTGAGCTACACCCCCAAGTAACATTTACTAAACTAGAGCGGAACCATAGCCCCGCCCATACAAACATCAATGTATGTTTTCTTAGTTGGCGGAAAATGAAGGACTTGAACCTACGCCCCACAGATTAACAGTCTGTTGCTCTGCCTACTGAGCTAATTTTCCGTAATAAAAACTTAATATACCCACTATATTGGTATAAATATAGTGGGTACTATTTTAATCATCAATTTCTACAATATATGAGTACATCGCATCTCTACATTTTTTAGTTATAGTGCCGTTTTTATATTCAATATCGGCTATTTCTTTAATAAGATTTTCTTTATATTTTTTATATGCTTCAAAAGCTTCTATTGCCGAATCATACAATCCAATTCTTATTGATTTTCCTATTATAGAATTCGTGCATTGAGCCACATATTTGTCACCTTCTACAAATACCCCAATAGGGCATTCACCCCTTAAAGCATCGTGTTTAACAAATAAATTATTAACATTTACAGGAACCAAACAGCAGGTTTCTGGAGAATAGACCTTATTTCCTTTAATAAGAATATCTTTATCTATTGCACTCCATTTTAAATCCTTCCACTTATCAAAGTTGGGTTGACTATGTAACCACTCATAAAAATTTTCAAACAACAACCATTCATCACAACATAGCACATCTCTATAAGTCGGCTTTTGCTCTTTATATTGCGAATCAAGACATCTGGTTAATATGCCACACCAAGTACCATATTCTTTTTTATATGAACTGTCAACATAACCATCTTTAACCTTGCCTCTTACAAAATTATTCCATTGAACATTTTGCACAATTTTACCACTTTCTAAAAACCTCACATCAACATCCATTGAATTTCTATATTCTATACACTCCATTTTAAATCCACTTATGTTGTCTACTATGGTTCCAATTCTTTGATTTTTAATTCTTTCTTTATTAATTGTCATGTATCACGCTTTCTATCACGCATTAAAAAAAATATATAAACATATGGGAGAATGGGTGCGTGATAACCCAGTACATATAAGTAGCTACTCAAATATGTCTCCCATACATTATTAATTAATTCATTAATTTTCGATAAAGACGGCGCAAATCTCATCAATGAAAAAAGCGCCGTCTCTTTTCGAAAGGCTTAGAAAAATGAATGAAAAGAAATGTCGCAGCCATCTGATTAGACAACTGCGACCATATATAAACGGCGTTGTCACCGAATATATCAATTATTTAGTTTCTCACAATAAGAACGAGTAATATTAAACTTAGGCTTAATCTTGCCTTTGACAAAACTCAGTTCCCCAGTTAAATTATTTTTCTTGGTTTTTTCAGAGATATAAACTCCATCCAAACTAATACCTTCAAACAATCTAATAGAAATATCACCATCAGACTCAACAGAAGAGAGAATATCAAAAATAGTCTGTTCTAATGCATTATAAAAATCTTTAACATCACTCACATTTTTATTAGTCTGTTTTGCTATATCTCTTATAAGATTTTCTTTTGTTATTTTATTTTTTTCTTTCATAAATTCACTCCAAATAATTTTACATCAAATTTTAATTTAATATAATTCAACAAAATATCTAAAGGTTATCTGTAGTTTCTAATTAGTACTTTCTGCCAGCAACCTTTAGAATGTTTGTTTTTAAGGGTGTTTCCCTTATAGGGGCTAAAAGTGTATTATATAAAATGCCTTAATTTTAGGTTGTTTATAAAATTTATAAAAATGATATATAACCTTAATTCTTGGTTGTTTATCGAGAAATTTTGTGCTGTCCACGCAATCGACTTCTTCGCTCTTTTTCCTTTGCCGCCTTATATTTTTTTCTATATTCAGCATAGCAGTCTTTACATCTGCAAGTTTCATTGTCTTTTATATCCACCTCAATCCACTTGCCACAATCCACACATTGCACAATCTTGGTTTGAGGTCTAATGTTTTTTTCTATATTTTCAAAAATGCGTTTGCCATAACAAAACCAAAGAACACTCTTGTGCTTGCTTGGTTTAACATGGTATAAAAATTTAACCAAGATATCAACCATCTCAGACTCGCTATATCCAAATTGAGAAAGTTCTGTACGAATCTCATTGGCGATTTTTTTAAAGAATAAATCTTGCTTATACTGAGTATTGCTTAACAAATCTCCTCTTGTTAACTCTGCACATTCCATATTTACTTTGAAATGATATTGTTGATTTAATTCACAATATTTAACAATCAAGGGGTCTGATAATTCCGTATTAATTTTACCGTTTTTGTTAAATACAACACGACACTCAATATCTGGATTATTAACTAATTTAGCATAATCAATTTGCTTCAACCCAATGCTGCGAGAATTAATTCTTGGATTGATTATCTTAGCGTCCAGCTTATTTACAAGACTATTGTTAATATTTTCAACTTGGTCAATTGTTTTATCTTTTGCGTATGTAAAGAAGTGGGGAAGCTTTTTATTTGTAAAATCTGTAATTTTACCATGCAGATAACTTGGTCTTTCTGGTTTGTATAGAGTTTTGGCAAAATCAATAACAAAGTTATTTTCCATGCACAATAACTTAATCAAATCAACAGCGTTCTGTCTTTCTTCGTCAGAGCCATTTACAAAAATATCACTATTCCAAATTTTAGATATGTTATTACTATAGATGCCAATATTACCACCGACAAAAGCAGCATTAAGTCCGTCATAAATTGTCTTATTATTTAACTGAACAGGCGAAGCCTTTCTCATATTATAATAAAGAGGAACAATATCATCCATGCTGTTCTTGGCTACATTGACTATATTTTCGTCGGCTACCACTAAAGACTTATCACCATCAACATCAAACTGCAGAATTTTACTAATCAAATCTTTACAACTAGTATATACCGCATCGGTAGCAAACCACTCTCTAATTTGCTGCTGCTTTTCCTTATTACCATTCCAAGCAATATTATTTCTAATTGCATGCTCTTTATATAAGTGGGGACTTCTTAAACAATCCAACTTTTTTGCTTTTCTAAACAACCAACAAAAAACTTCTTGGTCATCTAATAATCCATTAGGGGTTTTATTATGCATAAACCAATACTCACAAGCAGCATAAAAATCTGGCAACAAAAATGTATACTTGCCATTAATGGACAAACTACCAGCTTTATAGTTTTTAACCATACTATCTTTAATTTGTCTTAAAATAATTTTCAGCCACTCATCATTCATTAAATCGGGGTATAACTTAATCGCTCTTTGCAGATAAGTCATATTATCCTCGCAAGTATCTGGCGTTATACCAAAAGCAGATTTCATCGAATCAACCGACGAACATAAATTTTTTAATTTGTTATTTGACCTACTGATAATTTTATCTATTTCATCATCAGTTGCTGCGGTAAGAGTTTGGAGCATCTGATAATTAATGGTAGCATCTTTGATTTTATCCTCTTCTTTATTTGTGTAACCAGCTGTACAATTATAATGTTTATAATAATCTTTATATTGTTCCCAAGAATCATAATATTTCCACATTTTAGTCTGACTTTTTGTGAAAATTACTTGAATGTCATCTTCAATAATATCCCAAGTTTTACCATAAATATCTGTAATTTTAGCCGAACAATTATTAACCTCAATAAATTTCTTAAAATCAAATACTCCTAAAAGTCCTTTTATCCAAGGAAGTCTTACCATCTGATTCTTTTGTTCCTTGCCAAAAGCACAAGGCAACATCATTCCAGCGCCATCAGTATGGGTAATAGGAACATAATCAGAAACCCTCTTAATAGAGTAATCAACATCGTCTACCAAATCATATGTGCCATATACATCTGTTTCAAAATCATCTACGACAATAGATTTATCAATATCAAACTCTTCCCAAACATCAGTAGCCGAGTTAGTCAGCGCCATATAAGCTAAATGCTTGTTAGGATTATTACCACCCTTTTCATTAATGGAATTGATGGTCAACCCACACATGATAGTTTTTTCATATTTCTTCCACACAGACTCTTTTATGAAAACAGTCTTCTTAGTTCTAATCTGTCCAGCTGAAGAAGTAAAGTAAATATACTTTTCGCCTTTATAGATAAAGCCGTGATAAATCAAATCTTTGATAATATCAAAGTAATAAACTTGTATTACCATAAAGTCCTCACTTAGCTCATCCTGTTTAGCGCCTATCATTCTTGTAAAAGCTGAATCAAATACCGAGATAATCTTCTTATCATTAAAAGGTTCATTCGCATATTTATATATATTATATTTATCGCCAGATGGGTTTAAGTTTCTGAGTTCTCGAATATGATGGGTGCCATTTGTTGTAACATTGGCTTCGACTTTGTTTGCCAAAAGTTTAAGCAATTTATTCTTTGACTCTTTTATTTTTTTATTTTTTAATTTAATTAATTCTGTTACCTTGCAATATTCAGCACCAAGCTCCGACAAGGCTTTATTATCGTCAAAGGCACCAAAATCAAATTCGTAATTTAAAATGGCAGCCAAATCATTTTTGTCAATACTGCACTCTAGCAGCTTATTGATAATATCAATCTCTTTTTTCTTTAATTCATTTCTTTCCATTCTAAGTTTATGATTTAACCAATGCAGCATTGCTTCTCGATTGCTGTAAAAGTCTCCTGTATCTACGCTTAGAATCTGTACTTGAACATCAAGCATTATATATCATCTCCAATATTCAAAACATTTCATTCATTTTTCTTTGTATAAATTTAATAATTAAACGTTAATTATTAATTATCATAGTATTCATCTTCGTCAAGCATTTCAAAAAACTCAACGCAATAATCGGCAAAATTATCACCGTTATCTACATCCTTAATATTAGATTTCCACACTCTATTATCAGATGGGGGATAGAAATCTTGTTCTGTCAAACAAGGTTCTGTATCTTTAAAATGACAATCTTGCTCATTTAATTCTTTTTCACATTCTTCATTCAGCAGCTCATCGCCAAATAAATATCTTTTATTCATAATTAATTTCTCCTTTCGTTGTATTTATTGCTATATTGTTTTCTTCTTTCTTTTTCTTTTATCAATTTGATATCCTTGATAGTATCGTTTCATATTTTCGGCTTTTAATGCAATTTCAGCTCTACTATAATTGCTACCTGTATCTAATAAATATTTATCCTCTCGCTTATAGGCATTTGCAAATATGGTAGGTAATGTTCTAAACTCACCATCTTCGTTTTTTATTCTATACGCCCTATCAGTTACAATTAAATGCAAATCATATTCTAAAATATCAATTATTTTCGAAAGAGTTTTTGCAGAAATATTCAGGTCGCTTTCAATATCGCTTATATTACTATTGAAGGCATCTGGAAATCTTTCTCGCCGTTTTTTAATTTCATTCGGATATCGTTCTTCGGGTTTGAGTTCATTGGGTCTGCGCCATATTTTCTGTCTAAGATATGCAAATACAAGTAATATGGTAAAATTATTGACGGTATTATCTTTAGAATTTATTTTTTTATAATTCATAATAGACTCTATTTCGTCTAAGTATATTACAGAAAACCCATTATGACATTGTAAAAAATAATATTCTATATCAAATTTACCTTTCATATAAGAACTTTTACTTGTCTCTGTAAGATATGTTAAATAGCCCTTATCACTTAAACAATTTATTGTAGATAAAACCTTATCGTTAGTACCATTTGTCCTTCTGTCTGGTTTTGCTCCGCACCATTCCACTATATCTGGTATAGTAAAATTGATTATATTATTTAAGCCACAGTAAACTCTTAAATATGAAAATACACCAACTCTTTTTACATCTAGTTCAGTATCCGTAATGAGAGATAAAGGAATATATATGTATTTTGATTGTAACTCTTGCAATGGGACTTTCTTATATTCATATTTGCCATCTACAAGTTTATATTCGTTAAGCTCTTGTGTATTACTTACACCAATCTCAATCACCCCCCTTATTCATTTTATTATGTCATTTTATTGACCACCGTACAAAATGTGCGGTGGTAGTTCATTTTTTTGTTGCGAGTACCGTACAAAATGTACGGTATTTTTCCACTCTATAATATAAGATATTAAAAACATATAAGAATACTAGAGAGCGCTGCTCTCAATTGCTCCGCAATTGTCTTTTAATTGTTAAAGTATTGCTTACAGTCAATATAGTATATAGAAATAGAAAACAACAATGTAACTTTAATTAATAAGAATATATAATAACATATAATCTTATGTATATATTATCATATAACTTTAATAATTATAAAGCGAACACTTGTTTGTTATTCGTTGCTTGTTCATATTATAGCACATTTTGTTGATTTTGTCAATAGGTTTTTTGAAAAAAGTTAAAAAATTTTCATTTGTCTTGAACAAAAATTAAAAGAAAACGGGATGGGGCGAAGAGGGAGAGGTAAATAAAAGAGAAAGGCGAGAGGGAATAAGAGGAGAGAGAGGTGTGAGGAAGGGGGGAGAGGGGCAGTAGAAAGGGTAGTATAAGAATGGTACGAGAACGGTTGTTTTATTGGTCAGGAATAGATGTACCACATTACATTACTTCGCATGCGAGCATGCAATTTTTTTTGTAAAATACCCCCACCTTTATCCTTCCTTTCAATCGAAAAAAAATAATTTTGAAAAATTAAATTTTTTTGCAAAAACTACTTGACGAACATTTTTTTGAGGCGCATAATGTAAGTGTCCTTAAGGGGCAACCCTCAAGGTCGTCGTTCAAAACTTGTTCCTTGAAAAGTGAATAACAAAACAACACAAAAACATTTATACACATTAGGAGGTAATTATTATGTGTAGAACAGCAAGATGTATGGTTGAAGGTTGTGGTCGCTCAGCAGAGGTTAGAATACCTATTGCGAAGCGTGGAGGTCGCTCTGGATGGCTCTGCCGTTATCACGCAGAGCGTCTTGAAGGCTATTCCGTTGAGAATGGCTCAAGAACGGGCTCCCGTAAAGTCAATGAGTTTACATTTTCCATTGAGCTTGAAGTTAGCAGAGCTAACATCAAGACGAAGGGTGAATTGTTAGACTTCGGCTTTATCGCTACAAGCGATTGTACAGTAAGCGCAGAGTTTAAGTCCCCGATTTACGAAGGCTTGAACGCCTTGAGTAAGCAATGCGTAAGCATTGAGACTCTTATCCGTAATGGCGATACAAGAATCGGTGAAGAGTGCGGAACGCATCTGCATGTCGGACATGCAAGTCAAATCAATCCGCAGACAATGCGTTACTTAAGAAGATTTAACAATAGCTTGTTCATCCCGCTCAGCGAAGCGATTATGGCAGACCCCGAAAAGTCCGCAAGATTTTTCGGCAGAAGACCTAACCGATGGGCAGAGCCGATAACAATCCACGATATCAGTGGAGACTTGCCAGGAGCCCACATGAAACACAGGGCAATGTTCAACCTGCAGCACGATTACACCGTAGAATTTCGTCAAGCGAAATTTGTGAACGCTCAACAGTATATGGCAGTCGCAAGATTCGCAAGAGATTGCGTAAATGCAATCATCGAGAATTTCATCAAGCATTTCAACGATACCGAATGGGACACCAACCGATATCCGAAGCGCACCGATTACCGAAAGCATAAAGCTCAGGTAACCGCCAAGAAGTTGGTAAAATTGTACGAGAAGTACACCACCAACATCTAAAGTTAGAAGGGGGAGGGCATCCTCCCCCGACAAAAAATTTTAATTTTGAAAAATCATATTTTTTAGGAGGCTATTATGCACGATACAGTTTTAGCAGTTTATTTTAATTATTCTTACGCAGGGGAGACCGTTCAAAAGCTCGTCAAGGTCTTTTGTCAAGACGAGGCTATTCCCGAAGAGTATATGCATTGGACATATACCATCAAGGCTATGAAGCTCGTTGATTTGGTGGAGGGTGAGATATGAATGAATTAAGAGAGAATTTTTCTCGCCTGTCCGATTTGCTTAACTCTTTGAAAGAGTATGGCATTATTGTCAATGCAAGCGAATTAAATTTTGATGGCAGTGCCGAAAACCTCAAAGAACTTTCCAAAGAGGCATACAGCGTATCCGATATTTTCAAAGCCATTTCCAATACTTTATCATATATGGCTGATGACTTAGCAGACTTTGAGCAGTACTAATAACAACCAAAAGAGGGAGGCTGAAAAGCCTCTCTTTTTTTGCTCCTGCTACCATTCTGCATGCTACCATCGCTCCGCAAAAAACTTTAATTTTTAAAAACTATAAAAAATTGCACCGCCTCCCACAAAAAAGTTTAATTTTTAAAAATTAAAATTGAAGCATCTGGATTATGAACAAATTGTAAACAATGGATAATTTTATAAAAAATTTAATAAAACTACTTGACAAATAGATAAATATATAGTATAATATAAGTGAAGATAAGGTAAGACAAAAAACTTTATCACAACAACAATTAAAATAAAAGAAAAGGAGTTGTATTGTCATGATGTACAACAAGAAACACGCAGAAATGAAAGAACAGGCAATCGCAGACATTATTGAGGCTCTGGAAAACGGTTTTGACGGTTATTATAGCGAGTTGCACCATTGTGTATTTAATACCGACTATTACATTATTGGAACTTACAAAGCAAAAGAAGCATTAAACGAGTACGATGTATTTGAAGCTATTGATTTAGTGCAAGAATACGAAAAAAATGCTTTTGGAGAAATTTACACAGATTTAAGCAATCCCGAAAAACTTGTTAATATGGTTTATTACATTATTGGCGAGGAAGTTATTGATGAAATGATGGATATTAAAGCATACAATGACAATTGGGATGAACAAGCAGACGAGAAAACAAACAACATAATCATTAAGGCTATGAAAGAAAAATATAATTGTTAAGGTTATATAAATTAAGAGGGAGTCGGAAAGACTCCTTCTTTTTTTATCCTGTTGTTTTACGCTTATCAGAAAAATCTAATTTTTAAAAACTATAATTTATTGAACACAGCGTCGTGCTGGTGCTGTTCAGAAACAAAAAATATTAATTTTTAAAAACTATAATTTATTGATATATACATCATCTGGAAGCATAAAAATTCAATTTTTAAAAATAAATATTCATAAAAACTACACGGTATCAGATAAAAGAAATAAAAAAATATTGAAATATTTTTCAAAAACTACTTGACAAATGATTAAAAGTATGCTATAATATAGGTACAGTAAAGGATTACTGAACAACAACAAACAAAATGAAAGGAAGAAACATTATGAAAATTGTTATTTATAATGAACTTGGAACATTAAAAACTACAAGCGAGGAAAATTACAACGCAAGAATACGCAACGCCAACAAGGTACAAGCATGGATAAACTTTGCATCAGCCGAAGAAATTATTGATTATTGCATCAAATATTGTGGAAAGCAAAAGGAAGATTTTATTGTTATATAAAAGATAAAATTATAAAAGGAGATTAAAATGGATTATTGGGTTTTTGTATTGGGTTATGACTTGTTACACGATTTATTGAATCATCTTGAATGTGATATAGCATTTGAATTTTGTCAAGAAGTATATAATGATTTTGAGAAAAGCGAATACAATATGCTTCATTTATCGGGATATACCTGTTTGGAAAAATATGTAAGAGATAATTATACAACGATAAAAGGCAAATTAGAAAATATATAAATAACAAAGGGGGAGTCGAAAAGACTCCCTTATTTTTTGCTTCGTAACATCACAAAACAGAAATATCTAATTTTTAAAAACTAATTATTTTTGATAGAGGTTGCACGGAAAAGTTTAATTTTTAAAAATAAAGATTTATTGTTATACTTCAGTCGTACTCCATCAAAAAAGTTTAATTTTTAAAAACTATGTTCGATTGATAAACAGCAAACAAAAAAGTTTAATATCTAAAAACTAAAAGATGGGGCGGATTCAGGAAAAAATATTTAAAAAAAATTTCAAGAATTTTCTAAAAACTACTTGACAAACGCTTTAAAATATGTTATAATAAGATAGGCTTAAAGAAAAGCTAAAACAACAACACGAATAAACACAAGGAGAAGAGTTATGAAAGTATTTGAATTAAGACCTATTAACAACAGAAAGTCATTTTACGGCAAGGCAATAGCAATTGAGAGGGACGATGGAATTATTGAGCTGAGGAGCTATAATACTATTGTTGCACGAATTGTAAACGGAACTTTTGAAAGATTGTGGAGCGGATATAGCATGACTACAATGAACCATATAAACGCTTTTATAGAGGCTTACGGAATTGTAGGCGGTGGTAAAGCTTGGTGGGACTCATTAGCCGTTATTAATTAATAAAGTTATAAAAAGGAAGGATTATTTAAAATGAAAAGTTGGAAAGTTACATACACCGAAGACAACGGATTAACCTATAAAACAATGACAACAGAGGCAGAGACCTATTCTAAGGCTTATATTAATGTACTCTTGAAAATATCAAAAGAGGGAATGGTAACAGAGGTTACAGAGATTTAAAAATCACATTTTAAGTGGAGGAAATTATGAGAACTTTACAAGGTATGAGAATGAAAACCGAGTATATGATGGAGCAAATGAGAATTGATGCTATCAATGATACTTTTGAAAAGTTTAAGGAAGCGGACAAACATTATTATGAAACTTCCGAAGGTGGAGAAATTGTAACAAAGCTTTTCAAAGAATTGGAAGAACTTGGTGCTGATATGGTATTCGTTATCGAAACTGATTTACAAATTCGTGATGATGTTTTTGGAGTATGATGGAGGATTTATAGATGGATTTTAGAAAAGCTTGGTGCAAAGAAACGGCACATCCGTCATATAGAAACAAATGGACGGAAGATAATCCGTCAGCAGGACAATGCCTTGTAACAACTTTGGTTATTCAAGAACAATTTGGTGGAGATATTTATTCTTGCAAGGTTGGTAATTGTAGTCATTTTGTAAATATCATTGACGAACGGATTATTGATAAAACAGCAGAACAATTTGGTGGTACGGATAAAATCAAATATCTTGTTGGAAGCTTTAGATTAAGAACGAGAGAATCGCTATTAAAATCTAAAGATGTAAAAGAAAGATATAACTTGTTTAAGGCAAGATTGAACGGATTAACCACATAAAACTACTATTTTAAAAAGAAGTTGGAGAAATCCATCTTCTTTTTTTATTTTACGCAAAACAGAAAAACCGAATTTTTAAAAACTAAGATTTATTGAATCAGAAAGAATCCTGTATGCAGAAAAAATAGATTTTTAAAAACTAAGATTTGTTGCATAGATGGGTTGCATCATCTGACATCATCCAGAATCCAGAAAATTATTATTTTTAAAAATATAAAATAAAATTATATGAAATAATTTTTAGAAAACTACTTGACAAACTATAAAAAATATGCTATAATATAATCAGCAAGGACACCATACCATTCAAGAAAGGAAGATTTAAAATGAAAGTATTAGTATTGAGCGGTAATACACTTGAAGAAAGAGAAATTAAAAACACATTAGAGGACTTACAGGACATTGTAGGAGGTTATATCGAGATACCCTTTTTAAGCCGAGTATTTAACGATAATAAGATTGATGTTATCATCAATGAGAAAGGAAAGTTTATTGAGGGATTAGAGCCAGAAATAGTGGTTATGGATAGGGCGACACAAAGAATATTAGATGTTGTATATGGCAACTGTGTATTTGCAAGTCATGACTATGAAGGAAATACAATAGCATTGAACGAGGAACAAAAGAGTATTGTTAAAAGCAGATTAAGTATGGATATGGTTTTATATAATCCAGACACGGACAAACATTATATAGTTAAAGCATTATATGTTTAAAAGATTTACAGAGCGGTGAGGAAAAACTCCTTGCCGTTTTCTTTTTACTTCTGGTAACAATTTTTTGACATTTTTAAAAATATGAATTTGTTGCGTAACAGGTGACAAAACATCAAAAAAAAGATAATTTTTAAAAACTAAATATTATTGTAACAGGATGCTGCAGAAAAAGTTGATTTTTAAAAACAAGGAAAATTTGTTATCTGAAAGCAAAAAAATTTAATTTTTAAAAACCATATATTATTGCATGATGGGAGCGGAGCGGAACAAAAAAGTTTAATTTTTAAAAACTAACATATATTGTAATAAGGCTAAATAACCTTAATTTAAGGTAATTCAATGTGATATAAGCTAAAAATATCATATTCAAATAGGAAAAATCTTGAAAAAATATAAAAAAAATTATGGAAACTACTTGACAAATTAGTAAAAATATGGTATAATAATAGTACCAAAGGATAAACGAATAATAGAATAAATGAATAATTAATTAATTGAAAGGAATATTTATCATGACAAATGTTGAGTTGGCATCTAAAATCAAAGCATTAAAGGAACTTAAAGGACTTGTTAAAGAATGTGAAGCCGAGATTGAAATGTTGGAAAGTGAAATCAAAGAGGAAATGTTGTCACGAAACACGGAAGAAATGGAAGTTGGAACTTGCATTGTAAGATGGACAGTTGTTTTAACTGATAGGTTTGATAGTACATCATTTAAAGTTGCTATGCCAGAGGTTTATAATAGGTATATCAAGACAACCAAGAGCCGAAGATTTAGTATAAGCGGATAATTAATAAGGTTATAAAGGAAAATATAAAGCGGATAAAAGCGGAAAATTTGAAGGGCGATAGAGAAATCTGTCGCTCTTTTTTATATGAATATTTATGCATTTTTTATGCATATTTATGCATATTTTATGGAATTATTCTGTGGAAAATTATGTAAATAACCTTAAAAATACGGTTTTTATTGGTTTTTAAAAATTGAAAATTTATGCGAAATCGCACCGATACGAAATCAAAATGATATCAAAACGATATCAAATACGAACTCTTCGTAATTTTTACGAACTCTAACCCCCAATCCCCATCTCATCTCTCCCCTTATCCCATCTCCCCCTCTCACCCTACTCAACCCCAAACACCACCCAAAACACCACCAATTCCCCAATAAAACCCCCTTAATCCTTGATATATCCCCACTTTTAACATATCTATCCCCACAAATCCCCACCCAAAAACCCACTCTATCTTTTTATCAATCCACTCTAACACACACCAATCCATCAAATAAAAATAATTTTTAAAAACAACAATCTACCAAAAACTACCATAAAAACACGGAAAAACTAACCGAAAAACTGTCACGGAACAAGTGACGGAATAAATTGTTTTGTCACGCAATAGGTGACAAGCAATAAAAAGTAATTTTTAAAAACTAAATAACCTTGAAAAGAGGCAATCCTTATCAACGCAAACACAAACTACTATCAATCCTTCATACAAAAAATCTTAATATTTAAAAACATAACATTTTTAGCAACGGAAAATTAACAGAGCATGAAACAATAATCAATCATAAAGTGGAAAATCTATCAATAAATTTATCAATCATAACAGACGGAAAAATAATCAATAATAAAAAAGATAATATTTTTTATAAAGTACTTGACAAAAGAATATTTTTATGATATAATATTATCGTAATAAACACAAGAGATACGGAAAATTTATATCAATATAAGCATGATAAAAATAATATATCTAATAAGAATACTTAACTAACGAGAATCCTTTAATAAAAGAATAACTGAATAAAATACCGAGTGTAAAAGGAGCGTAGCTCCATAGTATTCTTATACTTCTAATATACTTATAGTATGAACGGAAAAATACCGTACATTTTGTACGGTGGTCAAGCGGTTTTTTACCATCAGCACCGTACATTTTGTACGGTGGTCAGTGGAAAAATGGACGAAAAAATAAATTAAAAAATATTCTAAAAACTACTTGACAAGAAGGAATATTTATGTTATAATATAAATGTAAAGAAAAGCAAAGCATATTATAACAAACAAAATTATAAACAAACGAGGTGGAAAAAATGAATGAACTTATTAATGTATTAAAAAATAATCCAGACAATGCTTATGATTTTATTTGTAACAATTATTATAATATGAGTAAGGAAGAATTAAAGGATATTATAAAAGAGTTGCTATATGCAATTCATAGTAATACAGACAAAGCCGAGCATAATAAAATATTAAATGATGTAGCAACAGAGCTTGCAGATAATTACGAAGAATAAAAAAAGATACTTGACATATATAAAATATATGTTATAGTATAGATAATAAAACAATGGTATAACTTCTTTTCTTTTAATGTGTTGTTGTGTTGTTGTGTTGTTATAAATGAATAAAATTTTATACCATTTGTTTTAGTAAGTGTTGGAGAAATCCAGCACTTATTTTTTTATGTTGGCAGACAGGAAATCTTAATTTTCAAAAACAATGATTTATTACAGAATGACGAACAAAAACCTTCAATTTTTAAAAACAAAGAATGTTTATATTGAGCCTCCAGAAAAATTGAATATTTAAAAACAATGATTTATTGATGATGGAAGGAGTTACGGAGTAAATTATGAACAAATTGTAAATAGTAAAATTTTTTCAATTATTTTCAATAAACTACTTGACATCTAACTTATTTTATGGTACAATAGGTATGTAAATAAGAGATAATCTTATTTACAAATAACAACACAAGCAAAGGAAAAGAAAGAAAATGAAATACAACGAGTACAGAATAATTGAAGGTTACGGAAATCATTTTGATAAGAGATGGGAAGTACAAGAAAAATATTCCTATTATGAGAACGGTGAAAAAATAATAGCTTGGCATACAGTATATCATAGTCCAAATAAAAATGATTGTATTGAGGTTATGAGAAAATATGAAACAGAGCCGACAAAAGAAAATCATTCGTTTGATGCGAATTTATGGAATGAATAACAAATAACATTATAATAATAAAGGAGAATTAAAATGAAAACATTAGCAGAGCTTAAGAGAGAGGCTAACACAGGTAAGTTGAGCATGGAGATGATTGAATGGTATGGTAAGTTTGGTGACGATATTCCAGAGAGATTAAGAGGTATTAGAAAGGTTAAACGGTCAAATTCAGTTGCAGTTATTCTTTTAAATGCCGATGGTAAAGAAAGTGAATTGAGAATTGATAGCGCAAAGCTGATTGATTATGATGGCGACTCCCTTATTATTTATAATGCTGGCGAGAGAGAGCCGAATGAGGAAGAGAGAGCCGTGCTTAATGAGATAAAAAAGATTTACGAAAAGTATGCTGATACATACAACGGAGGATATTGGCAAGTAAAAGATTATTGTAAAAATTGTCCTTGTCCGTGGATGTATGGAATGAGTGAAACAATTAAGGGCAAGAGATACCAGACTTACAACGGCAAAGTAAGAGATAATTCTATTAAGGGCGATGTATTGATTAGATACAGAGTTTATGCAGATTAAAAGAATTTAATAATATAGGTTGGGAGAAATTCCAACCTATATTTTTTGCCTTGCAGATAATTTTGATTTTTAAAAATTAAAAATAATTGATAAAGCTACAGAAAAATTCAATTTTTAAAAATAATAAATAATAGTACAAAAAAATAATTTAAATAATTTTCATATAACTACTTGACAGATAGTTTATGATATGCTATAATATAATCAAAGATAAGATATATAAAATAATGTTTGGAGGGAGCTATAATGAAAGAGGTATTAACAAAAAAGCAGAGAGAAGAACTTGCAACAGAAATTTTTAATTGGTTAAATGACCATGAAATGTGGGTTGATACTCATATCTATTTTAACGGCAAATGTTGGAGTACAAACAGTAAAGACGGCAAAGAATTTTGCTATAATGAAAGAAAATACTTTGAATATGAGGCAGAGCCGACAAATTATTTTGAATATGTAAGAGAGCCTAACATTTTAAGTATGAGCTTTGAAGGTGAATTATACGATGTTTTAAATGGTTATGCTTACGGATGGGGTAAACGAGCAGACGAGTTTAGAAAGATTTTTGAAAAATACGGTGTATATTTTGAGCTTGGCAATGCTTGGAATTTAACTTGTTATGATTATTAATAGGAGTGAAATTAATGAAAACATTAACCGAAAAACAATTACACAACCGATTAAATAAGTATTACAAAAAGCATTATGGTGAGCTTGATACAGACGAGTGGTATGTAAATCCAGCCGATAATATATGGAAATTTAAACGAGATAATAAAATAATTATTCTTGTTTGCGATATACAAACAGGTGAAGTAAAAGAAAAGTGAGGGATTTTAAAATGAATTATACTATTGAAAATGTAACAACAAAGGCACAGTTAGACAATCTTTATAATCATTCAGCATTTACCATTGAAGGACTTGTTGAGGATTCTATTCCAGATATGATTAAATGGTTAGAGGCAAACACGGTATTTACAACCGATAATCCTATTGTGTATATAACAAAAGGAAAGGTAATGAATATCGAATATGCTTTGAGTGGTAGCAAGGCATACGATGAAGATTTAACTATTATATCTATCTTTGATATTGATTTAATGAGAATTGCGCTCAAACGATTTTCTGTTGGC